TCTTACAATTAAATATTTCACAAACTTTATCCATACTATCATTATGTTTCAAATAATATTTAACCGCGCTCAATTTATAATCATTACTTTTGTATTTAGTCATATAATAAATTAAGAAAAAATACTCATATTTTGTGCGAACTTAAATGTCCAAAGGTGTATATACTGAAAGCATTATCTATTATACACCTTTCACTCATTTACGCCCACTTTGTGGGCGTAAATGAGTGAAAGGTAATGTTGCCTTTGCGCATTTTCAATGCGAAAAGGTGTAATAGAGACTACTTATCTACGTCTTTACTGTCTTCTTTATTTTTTTCACTAACACGTTTCGGTGTAAGCGATTTTAATGTGGAAACCCGTTTAGCGTCCAATATTCTCAATGTAAAATTATGATTAGTTTGGTTGAAATGTAGAGTGGGAATCGAAATGATCTCGCGACGTTCTTTATCATAAACTACATCCTTCGTTTTTTGAAGCTTATTTTTATCCAAACACTCAATAAAAAATATCTTCAATAGTCTTATATCTTTCATTGGCATAGCATGTTCCTTACCATATTTTTCGGAGAATTGATGTAGTTTTTGGATTTTCACCGTCTTATCTAATTTATTCCATGTTTCCGTCTTGTTATGCTGTTTTTCATTTTCTAACATGGTCTCGATAGTTTGATACGTTATTTCATTTTGTTGTTTATTAGCAACAGAATCTTCATCATTTTTCGAAGTCGTGGGTGCAGTAAACATATTTAACCGTCGTCGTCTTTACGTTATTTAATATATATATTGTTTTAAGTCTAAGTCGTTTTATAAGTATATATTACAAAAAATTCAATATTAATCTTTTATCTGGACCATTTACATGAACAAATAGTGGGTTACGATTCTTATAGGTAACCATATTATGTTTTGTTTGACTAAAAAAACGCATATCAATATCTACCGTATTTAAAAACAGTTTATTTTCATAATCTAGCTCAATTAAATCGCTATGTTTGTTTAAAAATTGGTCAGTCCAAAATCGTTGATCATCATGCTTATCTTCGAATACGTAATTTTCCAGGCATTTACGTAATGCCCATACACGACCGATAAACATTCCACTATTTAAAAAGGGGAATTCATTATCTTGATATGGGTACTGAATAGCTAGATGTGGGTCTGGATTACAGCAGCGTTCGGAACCAAATACGATAGGTTTTATAAAAGTCAGATATCGTGTAATAACATTGGATTTTTTACCTAAATAAGCAACGTCGTATGCATCTGTAAAAAGAACTATATCATTAGCGTCTAAGTCGGGTCGTTTCAAAAAATCGGCCACTTCGCGTAGTTTTACACCGAAATTTTGATTCCCTTCCCATCCAATAAAACGGTTTTCTTGTTGTCCTAAAACCATGATAGATTCATCTTCGTTATTATTTACGGTTTCAATAATCTTATTGAGAACTCTATGAGGTTTAGTGGCAACCGTAATATAGTAAAAATTTGATAAATTTTGCATCTTATATTATTTAGCAATATTTTCTTATATTATTTACAAGAAAAAGAGATATACATGCTATTTTGTGTAAAATAACTTTTAACGTAATGGTATAAATACTAAACTCTATTTATTATAAGAAGAATGTTATCAGATTCTGATTATGTACCGAGTAATTCGGATACGGACTCAGATATTATATCGATTGAAGAAGATGAGATGGATTTGAGTGAAACCGATATAGCGGACGTAACCGAAGATATAATGTATTTATTCAACGAATTAGTGACGGCTAATATCCAATCTTTATCATCAACCAAATTTTATGAGACAATGATAAATGATATTGTTGAAATCATTTCGTCCGAATGGCAAGAATACGGAATTGCTGATGTGGACGATGACTTATTCGTCGAAATACAAGAATTAGTAGAACAAATAGTTGATTTTTTCGTTTCGTCGATAGGACCAAGACGGTCGATTAAATATGCGTCATCGTTGCCCGAAACTACGAAGAATAGTATCGTGCACCAAGATTTGATAAATAAAATACGGTCTTTACAAAACATTCCACAGCCAAAACAGAAGACGAGAGAATGGTATGAGTTTCGATATGGGCTGATAAGTGCAAGTAACTTATGGAAAGTATTTGGTTCAGAAGCACAGCGTAATAATTTGATCGCGGAAAAATGCGTACCATTCGAATCGTTCCAAAGTAAGAATCAGTATATGAATACCGAATCAGCGATGCATTGGGGCAATAAATATGAACCCGTCACTGTTATGATATATGAAATCATGTTTGGAACACGCGTCGGAGAATTCGGATGCATTAGACATCCCGAACATCTATTTATAGGTGCGTCGCCGGATGGTATTAATATCGACCCGGCGAATCCGGCATTGTATGGTAGAATGTTAGAAATCAAAAACATTGTGAATCGTGAGATTACGGGTATCCCAAAAGAAGAATATTGGATTCAAACGCAGATTCAAATGGAAACATGTGATTTGGATGAATGCGACTTTATGGAAACGAGATTCAAGGAATATAATGACGAAGACCTCTTTTATGAAGACGAAGAACACGAGTACAAGGGTATTATTTTACATTTTATAGAACGAAATCTAACCAAAGATTCGATGCCTATTTATAGGTATATGCCAGTTGAATTATTGATGAGTCGCGATAAAGATGAAATAAGTGAATGGATCACTATGGAACGAAGTTTAGCAAAAGAAGAGGGGTTGGTTTTATTCACTAGAATATATTGGTATTTAGAAGAATTTTCATGTGTGTTAATTGAGCGAAATCGCGAGTGGTTTATGAGTGTAGTCCCGAAGATAGACGACCTATGGCAACAAATCATTGAAAAACGGAAAGAAGACGTGAAAAATAATGAATTAACTGTTGTCAAATTATCAATATAAGCAAAACAATATAGATATATTTCAATATATCTATATAAGTATGACGAGTCCTGCTAAATCCGCTGCATTTCCCGAGATAATGACATCGAATGATGAAATGTATGTAACAAAACGTAATGGTGCAAGTGAAATTGTTTCATTTGATAAAATCTTGAATCGTATCAAGAAATTGGGCCAAGATATCAAAATTAATTATACAAATTTGGTGATGAAAGTGATAGACCAATTATATGATGGTATTTCGACGACAAAGATTGACGAACTTTCGGCTGAACAATGTGCTAGCATGGCGTCCATTCACCCAGATTATAATGTGTTGGCGGGTCGAATCACAATTTCGAACCATCATCGCGAAACATCGGATAATTTCGTCGATGTGATGACACAGTTATATCAATACAAGGATAAACATGGAAAACAATCACCGCTAGTATCAGACGCGTTATTCGAATGCGTCGTGAAATACGGTGTCGAATTGGAGGCGATGATTAATTATGATAACGATTTTTTGATTGATTATTTTGGTTTCAAGACACTGGAACGTGCATATTTGATGAAAATCGATAAAAAAACGGTGGAACGCCCACAGCATATGTGGTTACGTGTTGCTATCGGAATCCATTATGAGGAAACCAATGTTCACTATGACAACAATGCGATTCTCGATAAAATCCAAGAGACCTATCAACTCATGTCACAAAAGTACTTCACGCATGCTACTCCAACTCTGTTTAATTCGGGAACACCCCATCAGCAAAATTCGTCATGCTATTTGATAGCATTAGAAGAGGATAGTATTGAGGGTATTTATAATACATTGAAAGATTGTGCAATGATTTCAAAGTGGGCAGGAGGAATCGGTTTGCATATTCATAATATCCGAGCATCTGGTTCCCATATACGCGGAACTAATGGACAATCCAATGGAATTGTTCCCATGTTACGAGTGTTTAATAATACAGCCAAGTATGTTGATCAATGTATTAATCCTGAAACTATTATTTATACAACACATGGTCCTAAACAGATACAACATTGCATTGCAGGTGAAACCGAAATTTGCAATTTAAATGGCGATATAGAAGTTATTGAAAATGTATTAGAACATTCATATGATGGAGATATTCTGGAAATTGAAATAATGCATTCTATTACACCATTACAGATTACTTTAGAACATCCGGTTTATGCATTGACCGGACAAAAGAAAGGTCTCAATTATAAAGTTATTAAGAATAGATTGGATAAAAAGATTTGTGATTTTGAATGGGTCGACGCCAAAGATTTGACAACTGATGATATGCTAGTATTTCCAATACCAAAACATAGTAAAGATATATCTAATATCTCTGAAGATGATTGTTATTTATATGGTGTTATTATGGGCGATGGTTCAATGTCGAATGATACAGAAACAACTGGTTACGTTTCTTTACATACAACCAATAAAAGACACATTTTAGACTTTATGATAAAATATTTTGATGATAGATATGTAAACTACAGAATAGATACAGATAATAACACTACAAGAATTCGATGGAATAGATGTATTCATTTACCTTTTAGATATAACGATTTTTATGACGAAAATAAAGAAAAGCGGGTGCAGCCTAGATGGTTGAATTTACCTATTGAAAAGTCAAAATTTATTTTGAAAGGGTTGTTAGATACCGACGGTTGTAATAAGGGCGAACTTGTATTTGATAGTACATCATATAATTTAATTGAATCGGTTAGATTTTTGACAATGAGAATGGGTGTTTTAACAAGTGGATATATTCGTGACCGCGTCGGCGAGTCGCACATGACATCACGTGGGATTATAGAAAATAAAAGAGTTAGTTATTGTTTACGTATTCCCAAAACAGAAGATATATGTGAATTGATGAAAATAGAATTTGATAATAAACAGTTTTTTAAATTTATGCGTCATAATGACTTATTATTGACTCGTATTCAAAGCATAAAGGAATCGAAATACAAAGGTATATTGTATGATTTACAAATGAAAAAACAACATGATTATTTAATCCATAATGGATTGGTTCATAATGGAGGTGGAAAGCGTAATGGTTCATTCGCCATTTATTTGGAGCCATGGCACGCAGACATCGAATTTTTCTTACAAATGCGCAAGAATCACGGTGACGAAGAGCTGAAAGCACGTGACCTTTTTTACGCACTCTGGACGCCAGACCTCTTCATGGAACGCGTCAAGGCAGACGGACAATGGACACTTATGTGCCCAGATGAATGTCCGGGCTTAGCAGATGTATATGGCGACGAATTCAAAAAGTTGTATTTAGAATACGAGCAATCAGGAAAAGGGCGTAAAACGATGAAGGCACGTGACTTATGGTTTCAAGTGTTGGACGCACAGATGGAAACCGGTACACCCTATTTATTATATAAAGATGCCTGTAACAAAAAATCGAATCAGAAAAATCTTGGCACCATAAAATCGAGTAATTTATGTGTTGCTCCCGAAACAATGATTCTAACTGAACAAGGCCATAAAGAAATACAAACTTTGGTAAATACGAAAGTAAATGTTTGGAATGGAAAGGAATTTAGCGAAGTCGATGTCGTTCAAACAGGACAAGACCAAGAATTAATTACTGTAGAAACTGACGATGGTTGTCGTATTGAATGCACCCCATACCATAAATTTTTCATACAGAACTCATATAATAAGAAATCGATAAAAACGGTCGAAGCCAAAGATTTGAAAGAGGGCGATAAAATAACAAAATGCGAATACCCAGTTATCGATGGTAAAGAAAAAATGAAGTATGCATACACACATGGATTCTTTTGTGGAGATGGTACATACGGAAATGTAAATGATGAACAAAGTCCCTGTAAGTTTAAATCGCTATCTGGACATTACTATTGTGCTAGCCATTTAGACTATGAAACTGATGAAATGGTAGAACAGTTAAAAAATACTAAGAACACGAATAATATAAAACCAAACAATCGTTGTAATGCTATGTCTTACGAAAAGAAAGCAATGATTTATTTATATGAAGATAAAAAACAACTAATAGACCATTTCGATTATCGCAGTAAAACAGAAAATAATGTATCTATTCGTTCTCCCAATACAAAAGATGGTGTAGAATTAGAAAATTCAGTACAATCAATGACAACCCGCATAGTATTAAATTTACCAGTAGATATTGATGAGAAATTCTTTGTTCCAATGAATAACACGCTTTCTGACAAAATGGAGTGGTTTTCGGGTTACTGTGATGCAGACGGAACAATTGCCAAGAACGGCACAAATCTACAATTACAAATCTCATCAGTGAATCGAACATTCCTAATGAATATAAAATTAATGTTACAAACATGTGGTGTAAATCCAAAGTTAAAATGTATGCGTTTGGCAGGTACGAGTTATTTACCTGATGGTAAAGGGGGTCACAAATATTTTGATACACAGTCTATTTATCGATTGTTAATAACATCAGTTGATTTACAGAAATTGGTTGATAATGGATTTTCAACTAGACGTTTGAAGATTGATATTACTACACCAAATCGTGCGGCCAGCCAATTTGTAAAGATAAAGTCTGTTACAAATACAGGTCGCATTGATGATACATATTGCTTTACTGAACCAAAACAACACGCAGGAATTTTTAATGGTATCTTGACATCACAATGCAGTGAAGTCGTGCAATATTCAGACGATAAAGAAACCGCAGTATGCAATTTGGCGAGTATTGGCCTACCTACATTTATAGTAACTGACCCTATAACTGGTAAGCCATACCTTGACTACGCACATCTACATAAAGTCGTAAAAGTGGTGACATATAACTTGAACCGAATTATCGATGTTAATTTCTATCCTACACCAAAAACGGAGCGAAGTAATAAGCGTCATAGGCCGATAGGAATCGGTGTACAAGGCTTAGCCGATGTATTTATGTTGTTGGAGCTGCCCTTCTCGTCTGAAGAAGCCAAGACAATAAACAAACATATTTTCGAGACGATATATCATGCAGCCGTCGAGCAGTCTTGTGAATTGGCAGAACGCGATGGACCTTATGAGACATTTGAAGGGTCGCCAGCACAACGGGGACAACTACAATTTGACCTATGGCTAGCCTTTGGTGGAAAGGATGAAGGTGGAAAAACAGAACACAACAATGACCGTTACGATTGGAAATCACTTAAGGAACGTGTAAAAACACATGGTTTGCGTAACTCACTGCTCTTAGCACCCATGCCGACTGCATCGACGAGCCAAATTCTAGGATATAACGAATGTATCGAGCCAATCACATCAAATATTTACAATCGTCGAACCATTGCTGGTGAATTCATCATGGCAAACAAGTATCTAATGAATGATTTAATCAAACTAGACCTTTGGAATGAACGAATCAAGAATAGTATTATAGCAAATCATGGCTCAATTCAACATATTGATATTATTCCACAAGAAATACGTGACCGATATAAGACGGTTTGGGAAATACCGATGAGAAATTTGATTGATATGGCTGCTGATCGTGGTATCTACGTATGTCAGAGTCAGAGTTTGAATCTATGGCTCGAAGACCCGACGTATAGCAATTTAACGTCGATGCATTTTTATTCATGGTCGAAAGGATTGAAAACGGGCATCTATTATTTGAGACGTCGAGCGAGACATCAGGCTCAGCAATTTACAATTGAACCAGAGAAAAATAGTACGACAGAGGGTAAGATTTATGAAGAAGCCGAAGAAGAGATTTGTGAGATGTGCTCAGCATAGAAGAAATCAAACGGTTCATATCCATATCCCCTAAACAATAGAAATCACACATGTTTTTGCTACGTAAGTTATTATCTAACTATAAAACATATAAGACAATAAAAATCATGTCACAAAGTGATTATTTAAAATATAAACGTGTAGCAACCATATTAAAAATCGATAATAATACATCAAAACAACCCCGTGTTTTTGCATGTCAGGATTATACGAATTTCAAAGAATTTACTTTAGAGAATACGATTATTAATACAGATGTAAGATATAACAACTTAACGCCTTCTGGTGATGTTCATATTTTTGGAATGAACAAGTCGGTAACAAATTGCCCCACATTTCCTGTATGTAAAAATACGAACTTACGAACAAACCGTCTTGCTAATTCAACCGTATATTTTACGCCCAGACCTCAACCAATTACCATCAAAGAGTTCAATGAGGGAACAAATATGAAAACACACTGTAAATGTGGCGTAAATGCGGTTCATTCCAAAAAATATAATTGTCAGTGCGCGGTAGGACGCTTTGGTATTGTGCGATAAAAAAGTTGTATTGTTTTTATCAAGTGAGCAAATATTTTTTTAAGGGCTATCGATATTATGTCGCATTTTCAAGTAACACTGCAAACATACTTCAACGTCTACCATTGAATTATGTAAATTCGCCGGCATTTCGCCACCAAATAATTTATGATGAAGCTCCGATAGTTTCGGAAATTTGCGTCTAAGTTGATTTTTAGAATCGGGCACCGTAATATTACATAGGTTAGTACCCTTTCGCATCGTACAATATCGGTCAATATGATTTACTTTTTCATGAATAGGATTAAATAACATCAAACAGTCGGCCATGTTTTGTTGAATGATTGCAGACTGGTTTCGCTCTAGTTCAACCAATATCATTTTTGTGTCAAATTCTAGATTATGGGCTACTAACCCCTCACACGTCTTATATGCTTTATAGAAATCATATAAGACAGTACAAATCGACTGACCTCGTTCCGAACATATTTGTTTAGTAATTCCGGTCAATTGACTGACAAAATCGTTGATTACGACGGTATCCGGGACATTTACATAAGAATCATATTTTTGTTTTATAGTGCGGGTTTCCATGTCATATATTGCGAAACTCAACTGCAGTATATGTGGATATTGGTCAATGGATGGCCCTCCACCCTGTTTGTCTGGAACTCTTTTCGGTAGTAAGCCAGTGGTTTCTACATCGAATACCAGATAATAACGTCTACGAAGTGGTGCGGTAATAATAGTATTCATTTTACAAGTTTTATGCAAAATCGTATTTATAGAAAAAGAGATTCAATTTTTCATGCTATTCAATCTTTATATCATATAATTCATTACATACTTTTTGTATATAAAGGAAAAAGGTTTTCAATTTATAAATATGCACTTCATCTAAATAGGTGATTAGTGGATAATCTTCTTTGAATTCATACTGTAAAATCGTGTCAAACGATTGTCCTATTAGAGTTCTCAAATAGGCATCGTGAAAATAAAGTTCAATGTTCTCATATAAATAATCGTCTAATTCAATAATGTATTCTGAGAACTTAGGGTCGCCTATGGATGGTGGCTTGGGAACCCATGTAGAACGAGACTTTTGGATTTTAGCTGTAACACTATCTTCGTTATTTTCTACTCTATAATGATAATATTGTTCGCAAATACGTATGAAAATTTGGTCATCATTCATGCGTCTCAAATATTCACCTAGCAACACGTCACAACATTGATGGTTGACTATATCTTCATAAGAATGAATGGCTAAATAGAATCGGCGTAAGGTCTCGATATTTAGACAGTAACACCAATATTCATGACGTTGTTCGCGATGTTCTTTACCGAAAGAGCTTTCATATACACCGGCAATGGGCCTTTGTTCTTGTTCTTGTTGGGTTTGTTGATGCTGTTTTTCTAGTTCGATCGCTTCCATGAAAACCTTGACACGGTCTTTGTCATAAATGTCATCGTCATCGCTGAAAAAAATCCATTCATAATTCTTTTCTGTAATTTCGGGGAAGAGTAGGGCGAAATGTCGCATTTGTGGTGTTTTTGTTCGGCGCATAAGAATCCATAAATAGGGGAATGCGTTTATTGTCTCGTTCTCTGAAACGGTTTGTATAAAGCTATCTCTAATCTCATTGTCTTCGAAAGAAATGGACAAGTAGATGGGTGTTGTATAAGTTTGTTGTATTAAAGAGTGGAGGGTTTCCATTAATAAGGGAATACGATCAACTTTGGTCATATGAGATGCAACTAAAATACATGGACCACCCGACATTTATATATATACCACTCTTTATAAAATTTTTATATATTTTATCGAAAAAAACATAAACATATTGGCGTAAAATTGTGTATCGGTCGAGACATGTCTAATTTTATTCATCAGGATAAATATACATGTACATTTGTAACATCGTTTATAGATATTTATGAGACACAGTTTGAAGACAAGTCGGTCGAATGGCGATTCGATAAATTTCGCGATATTGCAGAAACGGGGATTCCGATTTGTGTGTATGTTGACCCTATCAACTATATTCTTTTACAGCATTTTGTCATAGATTACCCGAATATTAAGATTATGAAGAGAGTGACGATATGGGAAACAGAGATTGGTAAAATAGTTGCACAGGTTCGTGGCGAAGGTTTGGAGGTTAATTTGCCCGAATGGCGAAATGAACCCAAAGATATCGATGAATATATGATATTGATCAATTCCAAGACTGAATTCATGGCTGATGCTGTCCATCATAATCCTTTTCAAACCGAGCATTTTGCATGGATAGATTTCTCTATTTCGTATGTATTTCGAAACAAGTATGAAACGATGAGATATTTGGATATACTATCTAGACGCACATTTACAAGTCAGCCCTTTTTACTTTTACCCGGTTGTTGGGATAGAATAGGGGAGGATTCTACGGAATCGATCATGAATCATGTATATTGGCGATTTTGTGGGGGTTTTATCTTGGGTGATGCTAATTCTATTTTAGATATGCATGCTCGATATTTGCGATATTATCCGGCATTTTTGAGAGAACATAGGAAGTTGATTTGGGAAGTGAATTTTTGGGCATGGTTAGAGGCGAATAGTGGTTGGTCGCCGAACTGGTATAAAGCGGATCATAATGATAGTATAGTACAAATTCCTGTGGATAAATGTTGTTTGAGTATGAACGAACATTTGGTGATCCATAACTATGATTACCCGAAAATTGATACGTATGAACCGATGCAGGCGTCGTATATTGAAATAGGTGGCCGGCATTTCTTGAATACTAGATATGTCAATTATTGGTATTTAGATTCGGGACATTGCCATATTAACCATTGTGATGATATTATTATTACGAAGAATTTGGTGGTGGAATTAGATGGCGAAACACTGATACCAATCGGCCCATTCAATGAGATGCAGGATAATTCGGTGAGATTACATAGCTATGGGGCTTATTTTTACGGTTTAGAGGATATTCGATTGTATGAATTCGATGGACAAATACGGTTTATCGCTACGAATATCAATTATTCTCCGACGGGGCATAATATGATGGTAGTTGGCGAATATCAACCAGATGAACGTTGTTATGAGAATTGTCGTCTCATCGAGCCGCCTTACCAGAGTTGGTGCGAAAAGAATTGGATACCGGTCAACCATTGTCCGAACAATGGTCAGTCGGAAAAATTCATTTATAAATGGCACCCTATGGAGATAGGCGAAAGACGGGTTGGCGAGAATGGCATGGAAAGGCTGGAGATTGTGGCGTCTTATGATATTCGAGAACCGGAGTTTCATCGAGTACGAGGTTCTACACCTTTCGTAAGGTTGAATCATTATTTAGTAGGAATTGTACATTTTAGCGAATGTACTTTACCGCGTAGATATTATCATATTATGGTGGCCTTAGATGCGGATACGTTGAAACCCATGAAATATTCGGAGATTTTCCATTTCCAACATGTAGGAATTGAGTTTTGCATAGGATTAACGATACGAGATGATGATTATGTATGTTGGATTTCGAAGTGGGATAGAGAACCGGCTATGGTAAGAATTCCTATTGAGAGGATACCTTTGTGCTTCGATTTTGCGTAATTTTGTAGGTTATGTATAAGATAATATTTTATAAGGATAATATAAAATAGTATGACTGACGCGAATAGTGATTTTGACAAGTTATATGAATCATATAGAAAAGACCCTAATTTTTTAAATAATAAAGTAGTATCAATATTTGTGGACCATTGTTTAGTTGAGAGTAATGGTAAGAGAATACCATACTACTTATTAGGTCATGCTGTATCAATAATAGATATAGAAGATTATGTTGGAAATTCGGGAAACACCAAACCATTCACAATCGAATCATTGGAAACCATACTTGTAAGTCGTGGACAAAATATAAAGAAACAAGAAATTGGTGATTCTCCTGATATTTTAACGAGAACACCAGTTGGTAATTGTATGGTAATAGACATAATTTTTAAAGATGGCGATATAAATTTAGTAAACAAACCATATAGTGTATCTGTATCAACGTGCCCAAAAATTATAAAAGATAAGATTTTAATAACGAATGAATCTGATTTTTATTATAAAAAATTTATAAATGATGAAAAAAGCGGTCTCATCGATGTCATGGTTGATACTTTAATAATAACAACAACTGGACAAAAAACACAGTTAACAGCTGATTATTCAAATATATTTGGGTTTATTGATAAAGTTTTGATAACCTTAAATAAGGAGGCAGAGTTTAAAGCTGTTATAAATAAGGTAAAGGATAGAATGATAGAATTTATTAATAACAAATTTAGTTCTGGTATATCAGTAAATAGAGAGAGTTATTGCAGAAATGGTATTACATTTATGCTAAAATATATAGAAAAGTTATTATTTAAGATTTTATTTAATATTGAAGATTCTGAAGTTATTTTTACTGATATTATAAGTAAAAAGGTATCAAAGATTGAATATAATATTGATTTTGATGCGATGATGGCAAAGTATGGGTTTAATCAGGGTTGGGGTTTGGGTTTGGGGTTTCTTGGCGGTCATAATAATACAAAAAAATCGAAGGTCAAAAATTCGCGTAAAACGAAAAAAAAGATTTAGAGAGTTTAGCTGAAATGTTATCTTATTATAATATATATATCTATTTATAATGTCTTGGTTAGGTTTTGGTCAAGCTACTGCAGCTTCTGCACAGCCCACAATCGATAATTATGATATGGATTTAAAAGTATATGTTCGTTCTGGTACACCTTTATTTAAATTAAGTTCTATTAATAGTCCTGGCGATAATAATACAGCTGACAGTGTTAATGCTGGAACCGCACCAGGTACGTTTACGGATAGTATAATGAAAACATTTTATGGTAATGATTATAATACGGTTGCAGCTGCACCAGTAACAACACCTGCACCAAGTGCAGATGCAGTAACAGTAACACCACCAGCATCAGTAACAACTGCATCATCAACACCAGCATCAGTAACATTAGTAAACGAACAAATATCTGTTCTCGATAAAAAAATAGCTGAGTTAAATGGTAGAATAAATCGTTATCCTAAAAACTTAACAGGTAAAGACGCAAGTGAAAAGGGAGTGTTAGTAAATGAAAGACAAAAGTTAAACCAGGAAAAAGTAAGCTTATTAAATTTATTAACTCCTACAAAAAAAGGAGGTAGACGAACAAGACACGTACGCAAAGGAAAACACGCAAGAAAATCACACAGAAATAGAAAGCATACAAAACGTTATTTTGAGTTCTTCTAATAACGAATTGTGAAAACAAACTATTTTAGGATTTTTATCAATACTCATATGTTATTCGATAATAAACATATTTATCATCGAATCGTAATTAGGTTATATCGTACTATATATAAATATACATTAATAATATATATGTCAACTAAAGGAATAGAACTTCAAGAATTCAATAAAAAAAAAATCAATAATGTTACAGAGGAATTAGCACATGAATTATTCAAGAAATTGACTTCGATAAAAACAAGATTAGCAGAAGAAAAACAAAAAAAACACGACGAAGATGCTAGATTAGCAGCCGAAGCAGAACGTAAAAGAATCGCAGAAGAAGCAGAACGTAAAAGAATCGCAGAAGAAGCAGCAGCGAAAAAGAAAGCAGAAGAAGATGAGATAAAAGCTAGACTAGCAGCAGAAGCAGCTGAAAAAGCTAGAAAAGAGACAGAAGAAGCTGATCGTAAAAGAATCGCAGCTGAAAAAGCAGCAGAGGAAAAAAGAACTAGAGAAGCAGCAGAAGCAGCAGCATTAGCAGAAAAAGTAGCACTAGCAGCTGCAGAGGAAAAAAAGAAAAAAGAACTATTGGCATTGAAAGCTCTTATTGAGGCAAATACGTCAAACCAAAAAGAAATAATTACAACCGTAACCAATGCTATTGTAACTGGAATAGAAGGTGCAAAGAGTCAGGCTATACAAAAGGAAACTGAGCGAAAGAAAGCAGAAGAAGCAGAAAAAGCTAGAGAAATAGCAGCAGCAGAAGCAAAAGCTAGAGAAATAGCAGCAGCAGAAGCAAAAGCTAGAGCATTAGCAGAAGCAGAAGAAAAAGCTAAAGCATTAGCAGCAGCAGAAGAACAAGAAAAAGCAAGAGCAGCAGCAGAAGCAGCAGCAAAAGTTAAAGCGGACGAGGACGCAAGAATACTAGCAGAAGAACAAGAAAAAGCAAGAATACTAGCAGAACAAGAACAAGAAAAAGCAAGAGCATTAGCAGAAGCTGAAAAATTAGCAGAAGAAAAAAAAACTAGAGAAGCAGCAGAAGCAGCTGAAAAATTAAGATTAGCAGAAGAAGAAGCGAAAAAAGAGAGAATAGCACAAGAATTATTGGCCAAAAAAGCTCTAATTGAGTCAAGTAAATCAAAACAAGAAGAAATAATTACGACTGTTACAAATGCTATTGTATCTGGCATACAAGGCGCAAATACACAGGCTAAACAAAAAGAGACTGAACGAGAGTTGGCTAGGCTAGAAAAAGAAAAACAAGAAAAACAAGAAAAAGCTAGATTGGCAGCAGAAGCGGAAACAAAACGATTAGCAGATTTAGCTGCAGCAGAAGAAGCGGAACGTAAAAGGCAAGAAGAAACAAAACGATTAGCAGATTTAGCTGCAGCAGAAGAAGCGGAACGTAAAAGGCAAGAAGAAACAAAACGATTAGCAGATTTAGCTGCAGCAGAAGCTGAGCGTAAAAGGCAAGAAGAAGCAAAAGCAAAACGAGCAGTCGACCAACAAAAGCAGTCAAACATAATATCGAAAACAATAGAAGTTATCCAACAAGGCGTTGATGGTGCACAAGCAGAATCAAATGAACGTATAAGATTGGCGGAAGAAGCAAGAAAAGCAGAAGAGACAAGAAGAGCAGAAGAAGCAGCAAGATTAGCAAAAGAAGAAGCAAGAAAAGCAGCAGAAGAAGCAGCAAGATTAGCAAAAGAAACCAGAGATAGAGAAGAAGCTGAAAAAGCGAGATTAGAAGCTTTAGAAGCGGAAAGATTAGCAAAAGAAGCTGCCATGAAGGCAACTATTGCAAAACAGCAAGAACTCATAACAGGCGTAACCAATGCTATTGTAACTGGCATAGAGGATGCAAAGGTACAAGCAGCAGCAGAAGAACAAGAAAAAGCTAGAGAAAGAGCATTAGCAGAAGAAAAAGCTAGAGAAAGAGCATTAGCAGAAGAAAAAGCTAGAGAAAGAGCATTAGCAGAAGAAAAAGCTAGAGAAAGAGCATTAGCAGAAGAACAAGCTAGAGCAGCAGCAGCAGCAGAAGAACAAGCTAGAGCAGCAGCAGAAGAAGAAGAACAAGCTAGAGCAGCAGCAGAAGAAGAAGAACAAGAACAAGCTAGAGCAGCAGCAGAAGAAGAAAAATTAAGATTGGCACAAGAGAAACTCAGTCTAGAGGTAATAACAAAAACCGTAGCAACTGTAAATTCTGTACTGGTTGCAACTGAAGCAGCAGTAGCTAAAAAGAAAGCTGATGATGCTGCAGCAGCAGAAGCAGTAGCGAAAGCAGCGAAAGAAGCAGCAGAAGCTAAAGCAGCGAAAGAACGTGATGAAGAAGCAAAACAATTATTGTTAAAACAGGCTGCAGAAGCAAAAGAAGCGGAAGAAAAAGCTAGATTGGAAAAAGAGCAAGCAGATAGAGAAGCTGAAGCCAAAGAACAAGCTAGGCTAGAACAAGAAGCTGCCGAAGCAGAACGAGTCAGGTTAACGGAAGAACGAAAAAGTCAAGAAAATGCCCAAAGAGGTGTAATCACAACAACATTAAACGCTATCAATCAAGGCATAGAGGGTGTAAAAAGACAAGTAGAAATCAAAGATAATGAGCGAAAAGAACTAGAACAAGAAAAAGCAAGAATAGCAGCACTAGAACACGAAGAACGAAACAAACAGCGAGATACAGTAACGAATACAGTATCGACATCTGTATCAACGATCAAAGCAGGCATTGATGGCGCGCATGAAAAATCAAACGCACTAATAATGAATGCAAAAGCAGCGGAAGCCGAAGAAGCCGAACGTAGAAAAGAAGAAGCGATAGAAGCAGAAAAGGCATTAGCTGCAGAAGCTGAAAAGAAAAGACAAGAAGCTGAACAAGCTGCAGACGCAGCAGAAAAAACACGATTGGAACAAGAAGCAATGGCTGCAGAACAAGCTTCCGAAATGAAAAGGCAGGAAGCTGTAAAAGCAGAAGCAGCACAAGTAAAAGCGGAAGCGGAAGCACAAGCACAAGCAGTACGTATAAAGCAAGAGCAAGATGCAATTTTAGCAGAACAACAAGAAGCTACCCAAAGATTGGTTTCTAACGTGATAGATGTATTAAAGCAGTTAATCGTGATACCTAGCGTACAACCCGTTCCAGTAACTTATAGTCCTATTGAAAATGCAGGTGAAATTTTAACAAGGTCTCTGTTTACATTGGATAATCCTACAATAGATAATAATAACATGATGATTCTTTATTTAGAAAAATGCGACGGTAAAATTAAATTACGACGTACTAGTAATGTAATCAAAAATAAGGATAAACCGGCTGGTTTCAATGAACTTAAACCCAGTGATTTAGTCACTCTGTTCGAATCTTTCCAGCAAAATAAAAATGTAAATTCGATGAGAATAGGTATTTTATTTAGCGATGAAAAGTTGTATATCAATAATGATATTCGAGAATTTGCGTCGGCAAATATATGCGAGGACGGCATAGATTTTGATGATGGGAAAATCCATTGATGGAAAAATATTATATAATGAATATATATATATAAGTAAAAATGGCTACCTATATTGATAATAATAAACCATTTTATATAGAAGGAACCATAACACCGGCAAATCGTAGCGCGGTTGTTCGTCTTAAACAAGACGAAAAAAGTACTGGATATATGCAGGTTACACCGGAGTCAGAACCAGGAGTTATTGCGAATAGCTTGATACAAACACCATATGCGGGTACAGAGTATATTGATGAAGCACCATTAAAAGGTAATGCAGAACCTACCTTCATGTTGGAAAACAAGATAAATGCACTTGTAACTGAGAAAGCAAGAATTTTTAGTCTAGTTAACATGGATAAGGCAACTAAGGCAGCTAAAATAAGTGAAATAGATGATCAAATACGGGGGTTAAAATTAAAAATAAATTATCGTTCAGGAAGTGCCGGATTCGACAATGTTGTTAAATATGCCAATATACCTGGACCAACACCCAATATAGTTAGTGGTACGTTAGGTGCAACTACTGATGCAGTTAGTGGTACGTTAGGTGCAGCTACTGATGCAGTTAGTGGTGCGACCAATGCAGCCACTGGTGCAGTCACTGGTACGTTAGGTGCAACTACTGATGCAGTTAGTGGTACGTTAGGTGCAGCTACTGATGCAGTTAGTGGTGCGTTAGGTGCAACTACTGATGCAGTTAGTGATACGTTAGGTGCAGCCACTGGTACGTTAAATGCAGCTACTGGTGCAGCTACTGGTGCGACCAATGCAGTCACTGGTGCAGCTACTGGTCTAGCTACTGGTGCGACCAATGCAGCTACTGATGCAGTTAGTAGTGTGTTAGGTGCAACTACTGGTGCAGTCACTGGTCTAGCTAATGGATTCAGTAATTTGTTTGCACCAAGACCAACAGAAGCCGAACTTAAAAATGGATTAGCAGGAATAAACAAAAATAGCACTAGAGGTGGAACGAGAAGACGACGAAAACACCACAAAAATAAAACCAATCATAGAGTCAAGAGAAGAACAACAAATAAAATGTTTAAAATGTTCGGTTTTGGCAGAAGACGTAGAACAAAACATGCAAAATAAAAAATACAATAATAACGTTATAACAAAAAAACATAATACTATTATATAATAGTACTATGACCAGTTTAGACAATAATAAATTAGGGACAGATTTATACAATCTTTTATCAAAAGTAAAAGTAAATAATTCTAGTAATAATGCAGCCAATAGTTTAGTACAACCGAATAATAACGATGTATTATCAAATGTTGTAAATGTTGTTCAGACATTGAGCGATATACCAAGATCTCCAAATAATGGTAATGAATATACAGAAACACCAACTTCAGTAGATTTACCTTCGGTAGAAACAAATCCCGATATAACTGACCAAATAGATATAAATAATCCAAATGAGCCTAGTTATCCAGGTGTTCTTACATCTCCTACAATAAATGAAGGACCAGGTCCAAGTCCTATACAGTCGAATAATAACGATGTATTAGCAAAGATAGTAAATGTTGTTCAGACATTGAGCGAACGAAATGCTGATGGGCAAGAAACAGGTTCAAGTCAAAGTCAAATCGCTGTTGAACCATCGGTATTACCAAAAGTAATAGACGTAGTTAAAAACGTAAGTCAAAAACAACCTGATGGTCCTAGTCCTAGTGCTATACAGTCGAATAATAACGATGTATTATCAAATGTTGTAAATGTTGTCAAACAATTAAGTCAAATCCAGCCTATATCAACAATAAATGGACCTGAACCTGGACCTGGACCTGTACCTGTACCTGAACCTGGACCTGTACCTGTACCTGAACCTGGACCTGTACCTGTACCTGGACCTGAACCTGGACCTGTACCTGAACCTGGACCTGTACCTGTACCTGGACCTGAACCTGGTCCTAGTCCTATACAGTCGAATAATAACGATCTATTAGCAAAATTAATAAATGTTGTCAAACGATTAAGTCAAATCCAGCCTATATCAGGATATGATAATACTCTAGTAACAGATGTACACCAAAGAACTGGAGATGATAATAGTCTAGAAGACAACCTAATAATACGTAATCAAAATACTAGTGATCCAGGTTCGCTTGATCTTCCAATAAATGGACCAGCAAATATTATTCCTCAACCCCGTGAATATCCACCCAAACCGGTGTTACCTCAAATAAAAGATGATCCATCTACTCCTAATAACATAACAACCCAAACCGAACCCATCAATACAAATACTGAGAATCTTGAATTCATAAAACAATTAATAGATTTTGGTATAGGAATGGGCATAGGAACTAGCATGATAAATAAAGAAAAAGATGATAAAGAAAAAGATTATAGAGAGGTTGACAAGAATAACAATAATTGCAACAATAATTGCAATAATAACTGTAACAATAATTGTATGGGACAATGTAATTGTTGTCCGGTTATGCAAATAGCTGCACCTGCACCTGCAACAGTACCAGTACAATCAAACGATAATGAATTAGCAAAATTAAGGGAAGAAAATCAAAAATTAATAACCGAAAATGGTACGTTGAGAATGCAGATTAAAATATGTAGCGATAAGCTACCAGAAATAGAAGTATTAAAAAAACAACTGATAGATATAGCAGAAGTATATAAAAAGAAATGTGACGCTGATAATAAAGCAGTGACTGACGAAAATGAGACTCTCAGGAAAGAAATCGAAAAACTTAGAGAGGAATTAAAAAATAAACAACCAGTACAAGGTCCACCAGGTCCGCCAGGACCACCAGGTCCGCCAGGACCACCAGCACCAGGACCAGGACCAACTGCACCAGTACCTGGACCAGGTCCAACTGTACCTGTACCAGTACCTGCACAAGTCGCAGATGGAGACATAGCTACAGTTTTTACAAATGATGTTATGAATGCACCAAATGATGCCATTAATTTTGCCGATATGAAAACAAATCTCAACACACAAACACAAACAGAAACACAACCAGAAACACAACCAGAAACACAACCACAATCTCAAACACAACCAGAAACACAACCACAATCTCAAACACAACCAGAAACACAAACACAACCAGAAACACAAACACAACCAGAAACACAACCTCAAACACAACCAGAAACACAACCTCAAACACAACCAGAAACACAAACACAAACACAGTCAGTAGCTACAACACCAACCCCATAACCCCATAAAAGCTTTTTATATAACTTGAATGAAAATTATATAAAAAATGGACATGTAAATAAGAATAAGAGAACAATGACAAGTCAATATGTAATGGCAAACGTGTTAATACCGATTGACATATCAAACGACAAAGATTTTCAGTTGATGCCAGAATACATTAAAATTCACATTGAAAGATGTGACCAGTTACCCGAAAAACAGAATTTACCAAATGTTCAGAACACACTTCTTGACCAGATCAAAGACGCTATAGAAAAAAAGCGCTTAGAAGGTGAAAAGGTTTTCGTTTCGCCGGAAAAAATGCCAAAGAAAAGGCCTCAAAACATCACATTTAAACGTTATTCGAATAGTCGAAAAAGTAGAAATACATGTAAACACTATGAATCGGATGACTCGGAAACAACCGAAACCATGAGTGACTCAGATGAGGAATCTCCATCAGAAGATAGTGTAATTAGTGAAACGGATAAGGACGTTGATTCTTCGCAACTACAAGAGGTTCAGGAACTAGAACTGGCAGACGATCAATTATATGTAAACTTAAAAGAGGATGAAGATCAGGATGAACATGGTCCTTAGGTTTTACTAAATTCGTCGAACCAATCCCGAATAGTTGAGATTCAATATCACAAGAATTCCCCGAAAGATTGGTAGGAGCAACACGTCCTTGTAAAAGACCATCGCCAGGTAACATGGTTTCTTTCGCATATCCGTAAGCCGAATGACCATATTCGGAGTAACTACAAATACTCCTATTCTGTGCTTGTTCGAGAACATAATCACCTGGACAATTTCGATTTCTGGTAGAAGCCATGATAATATTATATTATAGTAAGATAAGATAATATTTTTGACTACTTACGATTATAACCTAATTTCGTGAAACGTTCGAGAACCGCCAAATAAGTCGCATTTTTTTCATCGAAATTTGCAGGGTTTCGCATAAATTCACAGAAACATGCATGAAAAACATCTAAATAATCGTATGAGATCATAATTGCAAGACCTATTTCTTCGTTCTCTGAAATCATAATGGCAGCGGCCATCCTATAAATCGCCTTAAACAAAGGATTATACTTGGTCAGTCCCCATATATAGTCCATCGTTTTTGATGCAGCGGCCATGTCAAAATCTTGTTCGTCAAGAGTTTCTTCGTCCAATTCAAGATCGTTTAACGAGGGGTCGACTGTTGATTGCATATTGCATAGTTCTCGAAACTGAATACGATACTGCTCGTTGTTCCCGTAGTTGATTTGCATATCAAGTTTATAAGACATGTTTCTATTCGTATATTACAATGAATACTTTATGTATTTTCTGTAAAAAAGAACAAATCTCACAATGAAAGGGCTGATAATACGAAACAATCGACCTACACGCTTGGATAAAAGACCCAATCTAAGTCATTGCAAACCTTTTTCCATATCATATCTTGTTCCAATTGTTTCTCACGGTCCTTCATCATAGGAATATAAGGTAAATACTGTGTTTGGTCTAATAGGACACATAGCTGATACAGTGTATATGTATAGTTAAAGAAATTCGTACGGTTTGCAGGACAATGTGTTGCCCATGGCTTCTGTATCTCAATAAATAAAACACATAGAGTTTCGTGTAATTCTTCGTTCATAATGGGTGGCTTGATGCCAAACAGAGAATTGATATATTGAATATGCTCAAAATATTTGTTAAACCCTAATTTTCTCAAAATATCGCGCATTTTATCATAGTTGATAAGAGACATATCCTCGATACGTTCTTTTTTGATACGCGCCTTGATAGCATTGATAACTTCTTCCGGTATTTGCGTAGTTTCTTTCGCTTGAAATTGCGATAGAATTTCTTTGAAATGATTGAGCCTGATATATGCAGTATAGGATACTTCATTGGGAGGTTCTTTGTTGGCCGGTTTTGAACCATCAATAATATACGTAATAAATTTGCCGCACATAGGATTATTACATATCAAAATGCCTTCTTCATCTTGTGGTATAAGTTCTCCAGATGAACATGCGTCACATACGTCAGTAGATATGACGAAATCTTGTATATTTGTAATCTCATTACTTACATTGTGCCAATAATTTTGGTAACTCTTTTTCGCGGGATTCGTGTTCATATCTGTATTTTCCGTACCGTCCAACGTCGATGATGGTTTAATCTTAAAGAAAGACATTAGAGCATTACTTGACTTAGCAGTGGGTACATTAGACACATTCGAAATTTGTTTCTTATCTTCAAAGTATTGGAATATGTACTTAGAATTGTCTAAGAAATAGCGTTTTTTTTCTTGTTTCAGAGACTTAATATTTTGTTTTAATTGAAGAATTCGGTCTCGACTATCTAGGAAAATATCGATTTGACTTTCATTTAGTGATGCAATTTTCCGCTTCAATAGTTCGATTTCATTGCGAATGCTAGGAATAAGTATTGTTTCGATATTTTGGAATCGCTCTAACATTTCGGTGTGTTTTTCATCAATAGTAGAGGCCTGATGAGTGACTAATGTTTTCGGATTATTCTTTTGATTAGTAGAATTCATTTCGATGGTTTATTATAATAGCTCGGGAAACTTTTATATAATATTTTCTCTTGATTATATAAATAATATGTCATTTCCTTCTGGTTTTGTATATACTGCTACTGAAGGTTGTAAAACTGCACATTCGGATTGTCATCACGATTTTAAAGCAAAATATAAGGAAGATGTAGTAAGTAGTTATTTACCGAAAAATGCGACATTGACAAGTTGCGAAGAGGACGAGAATAAGTTTTTCTCGGAATTCATACTCAACGAGATGGATGCTGAAGCGGACGAAGACGAAGATGCCGAAGCCGTAGGTACCCCAAAAACGAAGAAGGCGAAAAAAGGAGGAGGTGTAAATAACCAGTTATCACCCAAAGAGGAGGAGAGATTTCATTGGATACCGATTAATAGTAAATTTAAAAAAGAAATAAAGGACAGATATCAGGTTTTTTCATTACGTGGAACAGAAAGAGATTATGTAAGTCCTGACGAAGTTGCTTCACCAAAATCTTATATCGAAGAATTATTCAAATCTCTCGGTATTACGGATGACGTATTTTTTATATGTGATACAAGTGACCCCAATATAACACTCGATTTATCTAGAGTTAAAGACCAGCATTTCTACTGGTTACAGAACGCTCAAACTATGTATGACCCAGCTACCAAAATTCAATGGGATACACCTTCAGGTAAAAGTTTGCATTTCCAGGATGGTGATTCGAAATTCATATTCTGTTGGGAAAAATACAGTTCGGCACCAACCATATATCCACAATGGGCAGATAATGTGAATGATTATAAGATTAACTCAGCGAATAAAGAAATTATGTTTTATAGCAATCGAAAATTATTTATGACGATTTTAAAGGTAAATAGTGCATTACACGATGATAATTATAAAAATCACAAGGCAGCATTATTAATAACATATCCTGCGAATCCTGATATTTACGCTTATGCTGATGGTGAGATGGCCGAAATAAAATCGAACATCTCGACGGCGGAATACAATACAAGGTCTGTAGCAATTAAGGCATTTTTGATAAATTTATTACGTGGTCAAGGAGCAACAAACCAAGAATTATTGGGCGCTTTAAAAAGAGTACAAGAAAAAAGCGATGCGAATAAATTTCTATCGAAACGCTTAGGAGACGGCGGACAGGCTTTATCATGTCTAAGAGAAAATATCATTGTACAGAAATTTAGAGACCCAACGATAAAAGAAAAAGGTGGGTTTGGTAAATTTGAAGACAATATTGATGAATTTACTACGAATAAATTTATGGCATTTATATCATTCGATAGAATTGCGAATGCAGCAGCAGTGATGTATAATGCACCCATAGTGATTCAATCCATACGTGGTAAATTATTCGACCCTGCTGATAATAAAGTGCATGGTAATAAACCTATTGGGTATGTTGTATACGTAAGACAAGATTTAATCAATCCATTGAATAGTTTAAATTCAATTCTCGATAATGCAAAAATAGAAGAAGCCATATATCGCTTAACGACTATTTATGGCAAATTTACAAGAATAGGGCGTGGCGAAGGTAGCGATTTTCAAAAAATGAAATTATTAGTCGACCGATTATATAGTCAGGTTGAAAAGCTTACGATATCACATGATAATGATAAAACGTATGCTCTTTTTCTACAAGTTTATAAAAAGTATGCGAATGTGTTGAATATGTTAGGTTATTTAACACTCGAGGAATCTGATATGACAACAGAGAAAATAATAACGGGTTTGTTATCGAAAATGAATAGTAAAATAAGGGAATTAAATGAAAAAACGGGACTTTCACCTGTGCAAGAAATAACGCGAACTGATTTAATTACCATTATTACAACACCTACAACAAAGAGTATAACAGACCAATTAAAGTCAATACTTAGACCATCTATTGATAGTGCTGAAGTCACGTATGTGAAAGAAATATTAAAAATAGTAAACGAGCTGATAACTGAAATAAATGGTATATATGAATCTTATGATAAACAATTAAGTAATATAACAAATATCATCACAATTCTTGAATCAAATATTAAGCCTGATAAAACAACTACTGAGGGAATATTTAATATAACCAAAGCAGATGAGATTGCAGTAAATATGCGTAATTTATGTTTCGGAAGAGATTGGACACCAAGAGAAGGTATGCAGATTGATTATGAACTCAATGGTAAGTTATCGTTGAATTCCATTATGACGATTTTTAATATTATACATATAACGGATTACTCAAAACCGTTTGTTACACATTTTGTTTCACAAATAAATGGTTTAGTTAATCAGATGTCGGGTCATCCTGGTTTGGGAATGTTTACCAAGAAATTTATAGAAAAGTTTATCTTTGAATTAGAGAACATTGGGTTTTTTAAAATAATAAGAACAGATGCAGAAAATGAAGAAATAGAATCGAGGATCAAAGAGGAAAATGAACGACTAATGAGATTAGAGATGGAAAGGCTTGAGCGTTTAAGGGAAGAGGAAGAAGCTGGATATGAAGATATAGAGGAAGAAGAGGAAGAGGAAGGAGTAATAGAAAAAGTCGTGGAACCAGCAAAAGAAACATTAAAAGAGAAGATTGCAAAATTTAAGGCAGATGCACCTAAAAGAAAAGCTAAATTAGAAGAGGTTACTGCTAATGCAAAGGCGAAGAAAGAGACTGGTATTCTTCCACAAGCAAAACAATCTATTACATCAATTCCAAAAAGCAATTTAAGTAAAATGACAGTGATAAATCTAAACCGAATTATTAAAGACATAAAGAAACCCGGTGAACGCATAGGAAAACGAAAAGAGGACTTGATAAATTATATTATAAGTAAACGAAATGAACCACGTGATACAACGGTAAAATCCAAAGTTCCAGTAATACAAGAGGCAGAGGAAGAGGCAGAGGAAGAGGCTGAAGAAGAGGCAGAGGAAGAGGCTGAGGAAGAGGCTGTCAATGCATCAAGATCATGGATATCAACCGGCATTTTAGATAAGATGAAACTACCTGAACTCAAAGAACTTGCTAGTAAATGGAATGATAAAAATGAAGATATTGATACAAAAACAAAAAAACAATTAATCAGTTTTATTATTCGTAAACAAGGTAAAAAATACGAAGGATTTAAAGGTGGAAGAAGTTTTCTATTTAATGAAGATACAACATCCGCGAATGAGATAACGAGTCGTATGTTACAAATGAAACCAGAGTTTCTATATCCATTAAGAATGGATAACGATGAATATAATTCATTGAGTCCTGAACAAAGAAGAGCAACAGATACATTATGTGATGATGTTTACTATTATGATATATTCTTAAAAGGTTTAATACGCCTATTAATCATGATAAAAGAATATGGTTATTCAATCACAGAATCCAATGACAAAACAATAATGAGTAATATTTATGAATTTTTGTATCATACTAAACCGAATATTTCAGCATGGCAGAATGTTGAAGTAAATGATTTTATAAATTATGCGAATGAACTTGATAATTTGAATGTGTCCGCGTTCTATAATAACAAAGACGAACCCATATTTTCTAGAAACATTTATTCTATAGATTCATTTGGAGACGTGAACATTCTCGAAGCATTATATCACTATTTAAATATTAAAGATGAAAGAATACCCGCAGTAGAAAAACGGTTCATTGTTTCTATGTTTAACGGTGAAATACCGGTTGATGAACCAAATGGTAAAGTAATAAATTTACCCGATGAATTATTAGAAATCATTGAAACATTGTTTGTTTCAGAAGGTAACTTGTCTAGAATCAAATTTATATTGTTGAGTGCATTTTATAATAACGTAAATTTAGAAAGCGAATCAAGTAGAACTGGACAACCACGTACATATGATGTAGAACCCATGATTGGTGATAATAATTACATAGAACGAAACGAATTATCTGTATTTGGAGGTAGACGTCGAACGCTAAGGAAACGACCAAGAAAAACCCGTAAACATCGTAAAACTCATTACAAGAAATCCCATAAAAAGAGAAGTAGGAGAACTCGCCAAAATCGATATTTTTAAATGATGAAAAAATATATAGAAAACGCCAAACGAAAACATGGAATTAGAAATGACGGATTCCATAGATGTCTCAAAAATAGAAAAACCCATAATAAGAAAATTATTGTTTTTATCGAATGCATTGGATCAAGGTTGGACTATTAAAAAGCAAGATGAATCCTATATTTTTACAAAAAAACACGAAAACAAACGTGAAGTTTTCAAGGAAAACTATTTAGAGAACTTCTTGATATCGAATTTTTCCATAGACAAATAATAAGATATTTCGAAACATTATCTTATTATTCGCAGCAACATGTCCAGCAACTCTTTTTAGGTGGAGGGACAATTGGCGGAGAGAACACTTTATTAGAATCCGAATTTTCTTCGACTATCTTTTTTTTAGGTGGTGGTGGTGGAGGTGGAGGTGGTGATGGTAGTGGCAGAATAGGAGGAGGAACCAGTTTTTTTAATTGTTTTAGTTTCAACAATTTTATACAAGAATCAATGATATTATCACAGCATAATAGCAGTAATGTAGCATCTGTTTCATCGGATATTTTCACCAATTGTTCTCGAATAGCAACGGAAAATACGAATTTCAAAATATAACCACATGTATCAGCAGGTTCTTCCATTACAAAATCGGTTTCTCCTTGTATTGTCATTAAAATATTATACAAATAAGCTATAATTGAAATAATATAGGGTACGTCCGTTGTCATAATCTTATTATCATTAATATTACGTAAAAGTGTGCTTTCTACCATACGGAAAAATTCGGGGTTCTTCTTGATGAGTTTTTCAATGACATTCAAACTATAGGGTGTTAATTTGGTAGAGTATTTTTCTTGTAATTCATAAGATGCCATAATAGCTTCTAGTTTTTGAATCAAGTTACGATGTGCTGTAATTTTTTTATTCATAAGAATAGGAACAATTTGCTGTTCATGATCATCACCTGCGTCGGACCAAGTATCCATCTATATCATCTCATTGTATTATATATTTTACTAAAGTTTTAACGCATATATGCAGCGTAAGATTTGATACAATTGTAATTACAAACCCACAGTCATAACCCGAAATCATTATTTTTCTATTTGAAATTTTATTAGCTCATTATATGAAGTCGGTTGATGAAATTATAAATGAATTAAACCATGAAATAAGTGAATTGAAAATATTGACACATCAAGCTTATCAATATTCGTGTTATGTGGAAACAGATTTATCTAATTTTGAAGTCGTCAAATCAAAATATATATCCAATAAAAATGGAAAAAGTAGTAAAGGTGGAAAGAGTACTTCGCCACGATTTCTCAAAAGGCGAAGTTCGAAAAATCGATGAATTGCATGAATCCATGTAAAATTTAGGAATATTATTTTGCGTAAAAGGTATAGAATCGTATTCTTTATACAATATATAATATATCGTGTTCAATGCCATTCTGTGTTACGTGTTCTAGTGTTGGGAAAAAAACATCGGCTAGTTTTAATTCAGCGGGTATAACACCCGCCAAGTTCTGCGCAGCACATAAGTTAGACGGGATGGTAAATGTCATTAATAAAATGTGTGTGTATGTAGATAAGAATGGACAAGGTTGTAGTCAGCGTCCTAGTTTCAATGTCGCAGGTGGAAAACCCATGTACTGTTCGTTACATAAGTCAGACGAGATGGTGAATAGTTTGGAGAAGCGTTGTGAAGGTGTGTGTGTGAATGGCTCATTATGTGGAAAAGTTCGTATGTTTAATTTTCCTGGAAAAAAAGGAGGTTTATTTTGTGCTGATCATAAAGAAGAAGGAATGGTAAACGTTACGAATAAAATGTGTGAAGAATGTGGCAGTGTCGTTCCAAGCTATGGATATCCTGGTAAATCGAAGACACATTGTGCGCAACATAAGAAAGAAGGAATGGTGGATTTGAAACATATGAGATGTGCCGAAACGAATTGTGCGAAGTCACCTAGTTACGGAGAACCTGGCAAATCAGCAACACATTGTGCTGAACATAAATTAGATGGAATGGTAGATGTAAAACATTTGAAATGTGTAACCTGTAATATAAAATATCCTTTTTATAATTACTCTGGAATGAAACCAGCTCTATACTGCTTGGATCATAAATTAGATGGAATGGTAGATGTTCAACATACAAAGTGTTCATCTAGTTGGTGTGATGAACGATATAGTAATAAGTCATATGAAGGTTATTGCTATCGATGTTTTATATACTTATTTCCAGATAAACCTGTAGTTAGAAACTATAAAACGAAAGAAACAGCTGTTATAGATTATATAAAATCTAAATTTCCAAATGTTACATGGAGAACAGATAAACGCGTACAAGATGGTTGTTCTATGCGTAGACCGGATTTATTTTTAGACTTGGGTTACCAAATAATTATTATTGAAGTAGATGAAAATCAGCATAATAAATATGATTGTAGTTGTGAAAATAAACGGTTAATGGAAATATCGAAGGATGTTGGGCATCGTAATATTGTGTTTATTCGATTCAATCCAGATGACTATATAGATAAAGAAGGAAACCGCGTATTAAAATGTTGGACAAACAATAAACAAGGTATTGTAAGTGTAAATAAGAATGATTCTAAACGTTGGAATGATAGGCTTAAAGTGTTAGCGCTACAAGTTCAATATTGGATGGATAATAAAACAGATAAAATGTTAGAGTGTATTCAGTTATTTTACGATGAATACTGAAAATGTAACTACTGAATATTGCATTATTGTTTTTGTAAAATCCCATTGTGTTTAGCAATTTTTCGAAAATTCAGTAAACTAATACAAAAATAATTTCTAATACTATATTGTATAGTACACTAATAGAGATTTATATATGCGAGGGTATAAAATCATTTTTTTGTTATTTTAGGAATTTTCGGTTTTGAATAATAAAATAATTATTATTTTATTTTTCTCCAGATTATTTTCTAAGCATAGTATATACGAAAGTATAATTCCAAAATATGGCCGGTGGACTCATGCAACTAGTCGCTTATGGCGCACAAGACGTTTTTCTCACGGGTACGCCCGAAATCACTTTCTGGAAGGTCTCTTACAGACGCCATACCAACTTCGCTATGGAGTCTATTGAGCAGACTTTCTCTGGACAGGCTGACTTTGGTCGCCGTGTAACATGCACAATCTCCAGAAATGGTGACTTGTGCTACCGCACATACCTCCAGCTCACTCTTCCCGAGATCAACCAATCTATGGCTACATCCGGAACTGATGGAGTCTATGCCCGTTGGTTGGACTTCATTGGTGAGCAAATCATCGCCCAAGTTGAGGTCGAGATTGGAGGTCAACGCATTGACCGCCAATATGGTGACTGGATGCACATCTGGAACCAGCTCACATTGTCCAGAGAGCAACAGAAGGCTTACTGGAAGATGATTGGAAACACCACCCAACTCACATACATCACCGACCCCAACTTTGCCGGTATCTCTGGACCCTGTGCTTCCACTGGATCCCCCACACAAGTATGTGCCCCCCGCAATGCTCTTCCCGAGACCACCCTCTACATTCCTTTGTTGTTCTGGTTTTGCAGAAATCCTGGTCTCGCATTGCCACTCATCGCCTTGAAATCTGTAGGGCAGAAAAGTATCCAACCCAAAAAATCTGAGCTCTTTTTTGGGAAAAATTTGTTGTGGTCTCAGGACAATGAAAATTGTCAGTCCCAGATGCTAGTCTCAGCTTGTTGCTAAGGTCCAATTAATGGACTTTAGTCACGCTGTGGCAACATATCCAAATTGCGGGAAACCCTTAAAGCCATAACTACGAAACCATATATGAAAATATATGGCGGCTGAGATTAGAACTCAGGTATCGTAAAAATGTTATGGATGAAGATTCATTAGAATCTAAAATAGGCAATCCGCAGCCAAGCCTCTAAATCCATTATGATAAGGATATGAGGAAGGTTCAACGACTAAATGGTTATGGGCTTGAGAAGATTAATCCCCTTCTATGACGGCTTAAGATATAGTCTAGTCCCCAGCTACTGTTCTCAAATGTAATATGTTAATCGGTTTGAGAATGCTGATAAATATCCCGAAAGGGAGGGTATAAGTGATTCGTACAGTATCACGAAGTAAAGATTAACCTCGATCTCCGCCCTATCGGTGAGTGTTTGTGGGCTGTCAAGTCCCTTGCCGCCAACACATCTGCAGGAACACAATCTGTCAGCCAAGCTTACCAACAATCCCTTGTTGCTGCCTCCCTCTACGTTGACTACATCTTCTTGGATACCGATGAGCGCAGAAAGATGGCACAGAACCCCCACGAGTACCTCATTGAGCAGCTTCAATTCACCGGTGACGAGTCCGTCGGATCCAGCTCCAACAAGATCAAGTTGAACTTCAACCACCCTTGCAAGGAGCTCATCTGGGTTGTCCAACCCGATGCCAACGTTGACTACTGCTCATCCCTTGATTCTGGAGGTGTCCTCTACCGCACTCTTGGTGCCCAGCCCTTCAACTACACTGATGCTATCGATGCTCTTCCCAACGCCATCCACGCCTTCGGAGGACCCAAAGAGGTCAGCGGATCCAATGGATTCATCAATGCATCAGGTCTTTTCCAAATGGCCGGTGCTGATGATGCCACACCCGCCTCTGGATGGAATGAGACATCAGTTGGTACCACCACATATCTTCCCTTCAACCCCACATCTGGCGATGAGGGCTCACTTGTCTCTGATGCAGGAACCTTCGTTCTTGCCGAGACTGCATTGGACATGCACTGCTGGGGTGAGAACCCTGTAGTCACTGCCAAGCTCCAACTCAACGGCCAAGATCGCTTCTCTGAGCGCGAAGGCTCATACTTCGATGTTGTTCAGCCTTGGCAACACCACACCCGTGCTCCTGATACTGGTATCAATGTATATTCTTTTGCATTGAGGCCCGAGGAGCATCAGCCCTCGGGATCTTGCAACTTCTCTCGCATTGACAACGCCGTACTCCAACTTGTGCTCTCCTCCCCCACAGTTGCCGGTACCGCCACCGCTAAGGTCCGTGTCTATGCAGTAAATTACAACGTTCTCCGCGTAATGAGCGGTATGGCAGGAGTAGCTTTGACGGCAATTCAGATGTATGTTATTACATTATTACATCTGATTGCGACTAGAGCAGAAAAACAACGCGCCACAAACAATCAGGCTATGTTTGTGGATAACTTCGCTTTGACCCCTGAAACTCACATGGTCAGTTGTTAGTAAAGGAACTTAGGTTCTTTTGCAAGATTACTTGTTGTTCGGGGAAACCCTTAGAGCCTTAACTACTAAGTATACTTGGGAAACCTGTATATGGCGGAGAATAGAACTCCGGTATAGTAATAATGTTAAGGATTGGGCAATCCGCATGGTTACAACCTAAAGACGCATGTAAGACGCTAGTCTATGGTTGGCCGTCAGAGACTGAACGGTAGTCGCTCGATGATGAAGGTGTAAGCAACCTGAGTCGGGTTAAGATACAGTCCATCCCCCTAGGGAAACTTAGGGGTAGTAGAGACTCAAATTAAAAATATATTTTCATAGTTACGTTCAAATGAATATGAAATAATAATATCAATTTCATATTTATTACTTTTTATTCCGGTTTTCGGCAATTTCTTTTGCACGGCGTTTGATTCCTTCAGAATCATTATACTTCTCAACTAATAAACCTTGTTTTATTTTCTTTTGTGTTATAAAATGTTCTTGTATTTCTTCTTTTGATTTTTTATTATGATTTCTAACAATTATGTTATTATTGGTTATGAGTACGTTTTCACTGCATTGATTATTTTTGTGATTTTCATAAATTAAGATAAATTTGTTAATGATATCATCGAATTCGTAATCTTTTTTCATATAATTACATTCGCAACAACAAGAATTTACATTATCTATCAAATACCCTTTGCTGTTATCAATTCGGTCTATGCCATTTGTATGGTTATCGTCATTTGGCTTACCACACAAATAACAATTATTCATTATAATATCATGATAATCTTGATTTGTAATACTAAATTCTAACTTCTTTTTTATTGATCTACTTTTATAAGATGAATAACTTACTGAGTTATGATTTGCAAAGCATTCAGGGTATAAATTTCCAGTTATTTTATTCTGAAAAGTCAGTATATGTTGTACTCGTTTAATAAATACATCATCACTAGTTGAACCTTTCAAATAATTACACATTTTACAACAACTTACGCAATTGTCATCTATATATCCTTTTGTTTGGTCTTTTCTATCAATTCCATTAAAACCACGTTCTTGTATAATACTGCAGTAGTAACAATATTGTTCGACAATATTTACATAGTCATCATAACTAATTGTAAATTCTAAATTTTTTATATCTGCATTTCTTTTATAATTCTTATAATTAGTTTCCTTGTTATTTTTCTTATCTTCATTTGCCTTGACCATTTTATCTGGATTATTATCTCTCCATTTCTTAGCTTGTTCTGCGTTTATTTTTAAATATTGCTCGACACCGAGAGTTTCTATCTTTCGTTGCCTATAATCCATCCATCGTCTTGCAACTTTGTCGTAGTTTTCTTCACTCTATTTTGCCTTTACTGCTTTTCTTTCTGGTTTTGCTTCGTTTTTACGAGCTATTTCATTACGATGCGCTTTGTCACGCTTAGAATCCCTTAGTTTATTAATTTCTCTACAATTTTTACATGTTTTTGTTATAGCAGTATGGCGTTCTCCTATAAACTGGTCCATTGGAAATTCTTTACGACAACTAGTGCAACATTTCGATTCTAATACTTCGGTCATATACGGGTTTTATCCTTCTATATTATAACTGGAGATATTATTTTATATAGTTTCTATGATACTATATAAAACGACTAAATGTTTTCTATCGACGTTTTGTTCTTTTCAGCCTTTTTCTTCAAATAAGCCGTTCTCGCCCACATCTTTTTCTGCTCATCCGTAGGTTTGTATTCCTTTTTCTTTCTATTTATTTCGTCTTTGTTGTCTTCATAATATTTTTTTTTGCATGCTGGTGCAGTATATTTTTTAAGATGTTCTTTTGTCAAAGCCAATTCACGTTTCGTATTTTCTAATTCTTGTCTTAATTGATTTATAAGTTCATCGTAATTCAGATTATCATTACTCATTCTAGTATAATAAATCATAGTGATAAGTTTTTATACTATTCAATATTATATTATTGTTTGCTTCGCCAAGTTGCGAAGCAAAAATGAGTTTATATTCTATTTTTGCAAAATATTATCAAAGCAAAATGCAGAGAAAACGTTTGCTTTCCCTACAGGGAAAGCAAACGATATAATAAACACACATATTTGTTATTGCTTTAGTAAAACGAAAACAATATCTCATCAAGGAATATAAAGGAAAAACGTTCTTTAATTTATGTCAAATATGACAACCTTAAATATTGTTGAGCTTATCGAACAGAATCCTATTACACGATTATCTGATACATACCATGGTAAATTAATAACCAAAATTAAAAATAAATTTATAAACGAAGAACAGCAGTTATTTGTAGCTAGTTTTTATAGCTATTTAAACTGCAATCCAGAAGATTTCGTTATTGATTTAGATGACGTTTGGAACTGGTTAGGTTTTGGACAAAAAGTAAAGGCTAAAATATTATTAGAAAAACAATTTATTATCGATAAAGACTACAAAATGATTGCTCCTGATGCATCAGGAGCAAAAAGTGGTAGAGGAGGTCATAATAAAGAAACTATATTGCTTACAATTAAAGCATTCAAATTATTTTGCCTGAAAGCGGGAACCAAGAAAGCAGACCAAATACACGAATATTATCTGAAATTAGAAGAAACATTACATGAAGTCGTGAATGAAGAGAGTAGTGAACTCAGAAATCAACTCGAACAACTAAAGAATGAAATGGTAATCAAGGAAACAAAAGCAAAACAAGAATTTGACCAGACACTTACCAAAGAGAAAGCTTTAGAAAAGCAAAAGCTATTATTAAGAGAATTCGGCAATGCAGGCGCGTTAGTTTATATTGTCAGGGTAAAGTCCTATGAAAATGGTTGTTATGTAATTAAAATTGGTGAAAGTAGGCGTGGTGTAGAAGCCAGATTCAATGAACATAAACCCAAATACGAAGAAGCAATATTATTAGACTGTTTCATGGTAAAACGAAGTCGTGATTTCGAGAACTTTTTGCATAATCATAAAGATATAAAACTGAGCAATGTTACGGATTTACCAAATCATGAACATGAACGAGAACTCTTCTTAGTTGGAAAGCGCTTATCCTATGCAGTCTTGTTAAATATTATTAGAATGAATATAAAACATTTTAACGAGAATATTGATAGCGACATCGAGAAAATTCGTATAGAAAATGAAACCCTAAAAAACATACTAGCATTACAAACACAACCAACCAATTCAATAATAACACCACAAAACAATGATTTGCTAGTACAATTATTAGAAACAAACAAAATGTTACTAGAAACGAATAATATATTAGTATCAAAAGTCGCAAATCTAGAAAAATCCGTAAAGGAAATTCTAGAAAAACAAAATTCAGCACAATCGAGAACCACAACAAATTTCGAACAACCATTAACGACACTAGGGCCTAGATTACAGAAAATTAATGCGGATACATTACAACTCATTAAAGTATATGAGACAGTGACCGAATGCATGAGAGAGGATTCTAAGTATAAACGACCAAGCTTACATAAAGCTATTCAGGAAAACACAATATATAACGGTTTCAGATGGGCATATATTGATAGAGAACTAGACTCCAATATAGTCACTATTCAGCCAACAAAGGTAACGCGACCACAAAACATAGGATATATCGCAAAACTTAATGCACAAAAAACCGAGATTATCGATGTATACTTAGACCGTAAAACTGCCGCTACACTAAATCATTATAGATCCATTTCGGCTTTAGACTTACCCGTTAAAAATGGGTCTATAACAAACGGACATTGTTATATGTTATATGAAAAATGCAGCGCCAATCTACGAAACAATTTCGTAATAAAAAACGGAAACAAAGAACCTATTTTATATAAAGATGGAGTAGGTCAATTTGATCAACATCAAAATTTAGTTAGAGAGTTCGTATGTAAATATCATTGCATAAGAACTTTAAATATGAGCGATAAAACTCTCACAAAGGCATTAAATAATAATCATCCCTACAACGGGCTTTATTATAAGAGTATTGGCACAAAACTACATTGTATCATATGATATAACTTTCCACCATAAACTTCGTAAAAAGCACCAATAAACAACCGATATAAATATCAAACATAATAATCACATTTTTATTCGCAAGACTTTCAATATCATAATAAAAATACGGTAATGCAACAAATCCGAATGCTAACTGTCCAACTTGTGCAGAAGTAATATAAAATTTATATCTCTTGATCACATCGCGCATATTCGAATACAATGACATCAAATAATAAAAATACATAATAGTATGAACGCCCGAATTAATAAGAGAAGCGAAAAATAGCCCATCCATAGAAAAAACATAACCCAAATGCCATACAATAACCGCACCACAATGATGGAATTTTTGTAGAAAAATAGGTTTCTTCCCCTTTGCCAACAATAATACTGTGTCCATATATTCGTAATATTTCGAAAGATAGAACAGCCATAATATAGTACGAACGCCCGGTAATTCGAAATAATAACCCGGCTGATTCACTATGCCATGTTGTAGCATAGTTCCAAACAAATGAATGAAAGTATATAAACTAAATGTATGGAGACCAAAATTATGTACAATAGAAAATAGGTGTAGTGTATTCGGGTCAATTGTTTTTAACCACCTGCTATGTTTCGATAAATTCAAATAGCAAGATGTCGCATAAGCTGGGAACATCATACTAATGACGAGCGACGTATCTTTTATGTCTTGCTGATGACGGTCTATCAAGTGACTCATGGTTATGCTAATATAAAACTTCCTAAATTTTTATATTAGTTTTTATAATCTATTTTCTGGATTTTCGACTATGTCTCTTATATGACCTTTTATGTGTTCTTCTTTTTGTTTTACGACTTCCTCCTGCTGCAGCTACTTGTAATGCGACCTCTGCAGCACCAAGAGGAACTTTTGCAATTTTGGCTAAGGTTCCGGTTATATATTCACAACGTTCTCCATTATTTCGCAAGTCACTGCTCTCTTCTATCGTTTCACGATACTCTTTCGTTTGTGGATTGAAACACCTAAATTTGTAATTTTGTCCAGTTCCATAACCAATATTACATTGTCCAGTATAACTTGGATAACATTTGCTTCCCACATTATCTCCTGAAAAAACTGTGTTCATATTAGACTTCTTTGAATCACAGCAATAGGTCTGTGCAGACACACCCTGTCCCATTGCTAGAGAAGTGAGTCTTCCTAAAAGACCTCCCTTTAGTTTTTTACTAGTTCTCTTTGAACGATTTTTATGCAATGGCATATATATAATTACAATATAATAATTTATTTTCTGTCTTTAGAACCTCCTGTAAATAATGACCAAAACCAATCAAATATACTTTCGGTTGAACTTTCTTTTGCTGATTGTGAAGCTGATTTAAATAATCCTCTTTTTGGAATTGGTGAGTTTTGTGAATAACCTACTTCCGATTTCATGGAACTGAACATGTTAGACGCTTTACTTTTCACAGAACAAGAAGCATTTGATAAAGCTCCAGGACCTTTGCATTTTTCGTAAATTACTTTTAGCTGTACAGGGTGTTTTATCCATTTAAAAACTAAGCTATTGTTCTTTTTTTCATACTGTTTTACAAACCATACTGCATTTTCACTCGGAAAGTGTCCACTCGGACAGTCACTATACGCGTAACATTTTGTAACTTTTGTACAACATTTTGAAATGTCGTTTTTGCAACAGATTGAGCCTTTGTCGCAACATTTTACATATTTATCCCCATTGCATTCAGTATTTGGCATTGGTAAACAAGGACGATCACAAATGTACCATCGTTTTTCATTATTGTTGTATAATAAATTGTGACGAGTTGTATTATCTTTATTTAAAATGCCCTTTGTAAATATTGGCTGCCCCCCAGATTTCTTTATTACTGTTGTTTCGACCTTTGTTTTGGGATCTACTGTTTCTTTTGTAAGAATCCGATAATTACCATTAAAGTCATCTTTAAAATATGGAGGTTTATCTTCCGTAAATGGAACGATACCACTAATTTCCAAGTAGTCTATATCTCGTATATTTTTTGGTATAGGAATAGGTGGTTTCGGTTGATTACCGTTTGTTGTTAGTAAAGAAGGCGGTTGTACGCCACCCATCATTTTACGAGTTTTTCTTAAATATTTTCTACTGTGTTGTCTATACGTTGACATACCTATATTATCATAATATAATATTATTGTCGTTATTTGTCTAAATGGCCTAGCCATTCACCTTCACTGAAACCGGTTTTCGCACCATTTATCATTTCATTAATAATATTCGTAGAACCACCTGAGTCATTGTCTTCTGAACATGCAAATATGCAACCAATTACACATCCTTCGAACCAACCTATTATCCATGCAACACTATCTTCCATAATAGTACAAAAATTACAGGTTCTCTCTTTCATAATACTATATTGTATAAGATATTATGAATTTTACGAAAAAATATATTAGAGAAAACGCATGTAATCCTTTATAAAACGAAATGGCATCCTATTGTTCGAATCAATTAAACACACAAAATGATCTGTTGATGCGGAATTTGATGGAATTTTATAAGTGTCGCGAGAACCTCGATAGAATGATGGCGATTATTAATGGTGAATCCAATATTTCACTACGCATTGTAGACTGGTTTGTAACGAATTATGCCAAGAAAAACTACACTGTATATGAGATCCAACGTAATGCGTCGACAAGTACTCGTTTCAAGGTATATAACGACTATAAGCTCAAGCTAAAGGCATATGCGAAGAGACGTTTTGATCCTTTTTGTCGATGGGAACGCATAACCGTACCATATGACGATGAAAAAATAATGGAAACGACGATTGGTCAATTAAATTTCTTCAAATGGGCAATCGAAAATGAGATTATTGATTATATCGAGACGAATTATGCAGTGATAGAAAAAGATATGAATGAACGAAATAGCACATCGAAGAATCGTAGTCTTGGTAGTAGTATTTCGTCTAATGAATCCGATGAATCAAATGATAATGCAAAGACCCGTAAGCGCAGAGAGGAATTATCAGTATCAGCGTGTAAATGCATTAAAAAAGAGACTGTTAAAATTGTGGTGAAGTTTCATTGATTTGTTGAGAAGCATAGGTAACGTTGCCTTTGAACACAATCCGCACTTTGTGTAAGTGCCGCTAGCGGCATCACCGGATTGCCCGAAGGGAAATTAAGGCGGATTACAATCTTCAAGTGTATCAAATGTTCATCGGTATAAAATCGATAATATGTTGTAACCATGTCATACCCATATCCGAACTATCCGATTCACTATAACTGACATCTTGATTTACATTCAATCTTAAAATTGGAGTAGTAGAGCTTGCGAACCATGATTCGTGATAGGCATGACATTTTCTTAGATAATCAATCGATATTCCATTTTCACCAGTTCTCGCTCGTTGATTGATGCGCCGCATACATACTTCTGGATCGCTTTCCAAATAAATAATCCCATCAATTGGAAATGGGTTCTCTATACTGACGATATTATATATTTGATAGTGAATTTCATCAATACAGCCATCGTCATGTAACATTTTCGCAAAAACATGTTTATCCGTTTCTAAACAACGCTCACAAATGATAATTAATCGTTCGTCTTCTTTCTGATTTTCCGAAATGAGTCGCTTCAACATATTCATACGTGTTGCATATGCCATGATTTGGAAAGAGAATGCGTATTTTCTAGGGTCGGCATAGAATTTTTGTAGAATATTCTCATTGGTTTCTTTATCGTCGATTGCTTCCCATTGTTCGACAGGCTCTTTCATAAATAACACGCGATACCGAATCTCATTATGTTTTTCTAAATAAGTTTGTAGGTTCGATAAAATCGTGGATTTTCCAGCCCCGATATTGCCTTCACACGATAAAATGATAGGTTTTTCGAACATGATGTAACGTTTTTATAATATCAAATATCAAATCATCTTTGATTTCAATTTTCTGAACCTGAAATCAAATTCAAATTTAAATTCAAATTCAAAATCCTATATACAATCCTCCAAACACACGTTGCTCACGATATTTCAATATATCCAATGTTTTTCGTGTAGTAGGAAACTCACTGTCTCCATAAATATCCTGTAAAAGTAGCCATTCAAATAGGCCACCCGGAAACAGGTACACATACATAAACCCTAGATTCACGAGTTGGTCGCACTTGGTTTCCGCCGTTATATCAGATGTATTTTTACCATAAACTATGATACGTTTACTCTTAAAATCGTATTTTGTTAACAAATCGTTAATCAGGTTCTCTTCCATTTGATAGGATACAGTATTTTTTATTAAACAGTCTTGTTCTCCAATAGGCAATGTATTGATAATCAGGAAATCCATTGGAGATTTTAATGCGAATTGTATATCTTCGAAAGAAATTCTTTGATACGTTTTTTTGAAGAATAAAGAGAACATGATAAATTATTATGTTTTGTGCTACTATAATTAGCGCGTTCTTTTTTTATGTGTTTTTGAGCGAGATTGTTTTCGCATAGAGCTTTTATTTTTAACAACGTTCATAATTCGAATAACTGGGAGTTGGATTTTAGGCAAAGGTATCAATGGCATAGGAATGAGAGATTGTTGTCTGCGTATATTGCTGATTTCGCTGGGTTTGAACGATTTTTTCTTGGTACTACGTAATCTACCATTTTTGTATGTTTTGATGATTTCTTGACCTTTGCCATCTTTAACGTCGATACTATGTACTTCTGAATTACCGTTGTTTTGCACAATATTTTGACTAGAGTATGTGAAGGATTCCTTGAATTTAGACATATATATAATTTTACCTAAAATATTTTTAGTAGAATTATATGATATTTATGAGTTTATTGAATTGCAATAGTAATAGTTCAGTATTTTTGTGTTTTATTAACTTTTTTCATATTTTTACGCATTCGTTTACGGATACTATTGTTATATGTTCTTCGTTTGGTTATTCTATTCTTTTTCTGATTCTTATTCGTTTTACTATTATTCATTGAATTTGATTTTACTGCACCTTCATGAAATCTTCCTCGCCTAGTCTTTTTATTATAGTTTTTAATTCTGTTGCTTCTGGTTCTTCTGAAACCTCCTCTAGTTCCACGAATTTTATTAGTAATAGCATTCCATTTTATTAAATCTTCTTTATTATTCAATGCAACGTCATATGCTATTAAGAGATTAAGTATGTTATTTACGTTTTCAGTGTATTTTTCTTCTTGATCTAACTTATTAAAATATGCTATTAATTCTTGAAAAAACACCTTAAATTTACTTATAAAAGTCTCTTTCTTTTCCGTAGTAGTAGTAGTATTAGCGAACCATGAATATTCGTCAATATCTTTGCTAGAAAATTTAATTTCGTGTACACTGTCATTTGGAAGTAACTGATAATATTCAATTTCGCTTGTATTTGTATTAATTTCTGTACCAGAAATTGAGTTTGTTAGATGACTACTGGTTAAATCTTCTAATCGGTTAAAAACTTTATGTAAATAAGTAATATTATTGAATTCTTTGAATTTAAATGTGAAATAATCATCTGCATTAACAATAGAGTCGTCATTAAAGTAGATTATTGGCATCCCAAGTAAATACTGTTTGAATCCTGCTTCAATATATCTTGTGCTAACTGGAATAGTTCTACTAATATATCCCATAAATTCGTAAACTTCGTCTATTTTTTGTTTGAAATGTTGAGTTATTTTTTCTTCTAACTCATTGATCCATTTAGCTATTTTTGAAATATTTAAATCTTTCAGAGAATTCAATTCTTTATTTTTTTCTTCTAATTTGTTTTCATTTTCTCGGATAGAATCGTATAGAACTTGAATCTGATTTTCATACTTTTCGGAACGTTGAATACGCGAATCTTGTTTCAATTTTTCATATTCCTTGATTGCTTTTTCATAGGCCAACTTTTCTTCTTTAATAGTGTTGATTAATATATTCCTATCACTTAATAATCTGGTATCACCTTGAACACCAGTAGCACTTTGTGCACTACTATCACTATTTAAAAATGTAAGAATAGAACTAAACAAGCTGCGTTCCCTTTTTGATATTTCATATACATTTTTTGATAGCAATGTATTCGTCAATAAGTTTTGTGTATTGATATGCATTTTTTCATAGTTAGTTATAATATTTGGTTTGTATGGATTTCTATGGAAATTAAAAAATGCAAAAGGAATACTATTATTATCAGTAATTTTAGTTCTTACATTCTCTACTGTCTCAATAAATCCACCTATTTCAGACATATCAATTTTCGTAAAAGCATTATAAAAATTAACTAGATCAGTAGTTAAATTATTCGTTATTGTCACTTCGCTAAAAATATCTAGTTGGTCAGTCAATTGTTTTATGGTTTTATATATAAAACCAATACCATCTACATGGTTCACATTCTCTTTATTTCCTGTTTTAGATATTGAATCTAATATATCTAATATAAACGTTAATGCTTGTTGTATTAGTTGTCTAGTTTTCAAGTCGTATTTATTAGGTGGGAATAACACATTAAAAATTTTTTTATCAAATAATATATTTGTTAGATCTATCCAACTGCTCTTCCATATAAGACTATATAAAGACAATGGTTCATCATCGCCAAATACTTTTAAATCTTCTACTATTCCTAATGATTTTGATATAAAATTCAATAATTTACCACGATTTTCATTCATATAAAAATACAATGAAAAAACGTTAAAGTCTGGAAAAGTCTTTACCAATGACCACAAAGTTTCGTTCGATTTTATATCTGAAAATACTTTAAACAGTAATGGTAAATATAATAGCAATTTTTCTATTGAAAACTCTTCATAATATTTATTTATAATATCAGATTCTCCCCTGTACAAATTATAAATGTTTTCGCTATCTAAAGATAAAAAAAAGTTCACGTCGTTTTTTATTATATTTTTACATTTAAGTTTGGTATCTACTTCTTTATTAAACGATTTCATTAAGTTATTCAATTTATCTTTTTGTATTTTGCCATCTTTCTCATATGATTTTGACATATTCACATATTTATTTAATATTTTAGAATATTCGTAGTTCCAATGACTGTATAGGAATAGCTTATAATTATCGTTAATTAGGTCTAATATTCTCGGCTCTTTTTCGACGACTTCATTTCTAGCTGAAAGTTTTTGCAATATATCAATTTCTGTCAAATCATTATCATTATCATTATATAATAGTTTATATAAACTTTCAATTTCCATAGTACTAGGTATAGTAATAAAATCTGTACTAATGTTAACATGTTTTTTATTATTGATAAATAATAAATTTAATTCCAGAAATAAATCGTCATTTATTTCACTATCTTTGTTTCTATAAATGTTATTAAATATAGTTATACACTGATCAACAAAATCGGACTTCACTGATTGTACATTTAAACTCGGCTTATCATTAGAGCTCACTTCATCTCTACAAACGGTGCAATTAATAGTAGACCTTTTGCAATATAACTCACCTTCTATTTTATCTAAATCTATAGCTTGTATATCAAGCGGTAAAAACTTATCATCTTGTAACGTTTTTTGTTCATAAAGGACTAATGAATGGAAATATTTGTTTGATATATCGCTTAATAACCCCAATACTTGTAATTGAGTATCTTCAGACGAAAAGAATTCTTTTGTTTTTTCCTCTGTCATTTTTTGTATAGCCTCGCTTTCTTTTGTATATGTTTTATATCTTGAAATGGTAGGATCTACTGAATTATTCAAAAAACTAGTAAAGGTCTTAGGTAAGTTCAATGATATTTCTCTTTTTGTTTGTTTTATCCAATTGTAAAAATCGCGAAGTACCAATGCATCAAATAGTTTTACACCTTCATCTCTTGATTGACTAGAATTTTTAATTTCTTTATATATAGCTTTAAATACCTGTTTGTTTCCACCAAATTTATTAGCATATTTAGATAAATCATCACTATCGATTCTAACACCACCAAAAAGTTGGTATATTTTTTTGCAAAATTTACCTTCCCAACTTGGATCAAAATATTTACGTAAAATTCTTCCATACAATTGTTCTGCGTCACCAGCAGATTTACATAATGATAATGAAATAAGTGCTGGGCCATAATTAAAACTAAATCCTTCTACATGAGAAGGGGATATTATAACACAAATAGGATTATTCTTCAAACTCGAAATATCTTTAACCTTCAATGTCTGTAGATCAATACAGTTTTCGAGATTATCTATAATATCAAATGTAGAATCCTTTGCCATTTTAAAGTTCTGGTCTACATCCACAAGGTCACACATCCATAAAAATGAGTATCCTAATTCTTGTAAATATGTAACAAACTCATACATTAATTCTTGAGTAGGTGGATAAACTAATGGTAAATAATGTCTATAACTACAGCTTTCGATTCCGTTTACTTTTTTTATAATTTTCACATAATGAGGCTGCAAATAAAAATCGCTATGAGGACTGTAAATTACACCTAATTTTACTGCTAATAGTAATTTGATTGTGTAATCAAATCTGTTTATAGTGTTTCCGTATTCTATTTCGAAAAATTTGTTTTTTCTGAGTGGCTCAATTGATTGATTAAATCTATGTATTAGGTCATAATATGTATATGTACTATTTCTTATTTTTCCAGCGTCTTCAGTCCAGTTAGAAATTGGTCTTATAGAAAACTCGAAACTATTTTCTATATTTACTGGGATAATAAGCAATTCAGGTTTCGCATCATGTCCATTTTTAAACGTCTTTGCAGTTATTTGTAGCGACCTTCTATTATTTTCCTCGTCTTTCTTTTTATATATTTGATTAATTTTATTTTTATTAAGAGAATTATTTAATACATGTTGCAGAACATTTTTATCAATTAAATCGTATGTTGATTGTTTATTTAATTTTGAACCTAATAAATTCTTTTCTTTAGAATAAGAAAGTAAAGACATAAAATAATATTTTTCTTGTGCTTCTTGTGCTGGTGCTCTTGCTGTAAATATCTCTTTTTCTTTATCAAATATTCCTACTATACTATCAAATACAAATTTTTCATCTTGTGATAATTGAATCTTCGATGTAAACAATTTGTTTATTAGCTCAAGTTGTATAGGTGTATAAGGTATTAGAATTTGATCTATATGTTTTTCAGCGAAGTTAAACGTATTACCATGTGCGTTTACAGCATTTTTGAACAAACTGTTGTTACCATTTACATTGTCTTTAAAAAACTCATCGTCATCAATAGGGTATTGTTCATGATCATAGTTATATATAGAAACAAAAGGAACAGTGTGTTTAACTACATTGTCATTGTCAATTTCAAACAAGAATTGTAGAGTATTTACAACAGAGTTTGCAGCAACATTAACCAATGTTCTAGCTAAAATGATTGACATTGCTGGGATATTCATAAGTGTATTGTACAAAGAATTTAATAATGTATACATAACAGTAGCCGCATCAACTTTACCACCCGATTGAACAATGTTATCAACAATATCCCTAATTGTTAGAAATACATATTGATTAGCTATATTTAGGTTTTTTAATTGATTTATATAATTTTCAGTAAGGTTTGATTCACCGGCACCTCCTGTAAATTTAACAACTTCATCTCCTCCACCAACTGCATGTTCAGGTGAATTAGTTCCTTGAATTCCACTAGGATTAACTAGTACAAGAGCATTACTTATTCCATTTTTTCTATTTAATTCATCTACCTGTTCAGTCAAATTATTAATCTTATTTTCTAGTTCATTTATAGTATCTCTATTATTTTCAGGTTGACCTGTTATAGTGGCAACTGCTGTAGATGCAGCAACCGCAGAATCTGCAAAAGACCTAGCCATTACATGAAGCGCTTCTTGTACTGGTGTACGTTCTGTATCTGAATGTTCTATTTGGTCAAGTATATCATGTATATTGGTGCCATTTATCTGTCTATCATTACCAAGTAAAAAACTCTTAAGTTTTTTCAAAAGTTCGGTTTTATCTCCTACATATGATTCTAATTCTTTTTTTATATCAATACCACTCTCCTTTAATTTGCGTATATCTTCGTCTGAAAAAAATTGTTCTCTTGCAAAATTAAATGGATCGGAAATAATCTTATTTATATTGCTTTTAGTTTTTGATAAATTCTTTTGAAATTCTTCATAATCTTTATCTGATAGTATTTTATTAAATTCCTCTTTAAATTTGAGTTTATATTCTTGACTTTTTCCAGATAATTCTGCTAGAACACCATCTACTGATAAATCGTGGTTTCCTACTATACCCCTGTAATATTCTTTTCCTTTATCTTCGAATCTAGTACCTAAATTATCGAGATATTGTGCGTTATCGCTTTGTAATTTTGTCATTAATGTAGAAAAACGTGTGGATTGTTTACTTACTAAAGCATTAATACTAGCATTCGTGTCGACATTTTTTGCTACTTCTGATATATTCTTTAGATTGATATTTAATTCTTCAATAACATTAGCCAATCTATTTACAGGTTCTAATACTTTATTTACAGGTTCTAATACTTTACCAAAATTTAAATCTGTAAATTGACCTACGAATTTTGCATAAGTTGATGCTATAAAACCTTCTGAAATTTTGTTATCTTCAGGGTTTTCAGTAGAGGTGTCAGTTAATTGGGTTAGAGAAGCTACATTATTAAAGATATCGAATCCAAGAGATGTAAACAATACCTTAAAATCTTTTGTATGTTTCCAAGCATCTTTCTCTAATGGTTTAAATAAGCTATTTCCACCTTTTTGTATTAAATCAGTGCAGAATTCATCGATATTACTTTTATTAATGTCAGGATTATTCAAAAACCATATAATATCAATAATATCATTATTAGACTTTTGGAATGGTGTTCCTGTTAAAAATATAGTTTGCTTATTTATTTGTCTTACAAATTCTTTGAATCTGTTATCACTGAATGCATTACCATAATATTTAGAATTATTTATTATTTTTTCACTTAATACAAACAATTTTTCTACTAAGTTATTATAATTTACGTTACATGTTGTTTCTACTACTATGCTATGTTCTTCTAAAGCTTGAATTAATATTAATTTAAACTCTTTAAGTTTAAGAAAATTATAATTATCGTCTTCTGGCCTTGTATATTCTTCATTACCAAAGACCGCTTTTAAATAACGGACTATATCGTCAACTGTTATATCAGTCGAAACCACAGTTGTAAGTACCGTTGAAAGTGTTACGTAATTCATTAGCAGTTCTGCTTCAGGTTGCTGTACTTGTTGTTCCTGAAATATTACTTCGCTAACTTCTTCTTCAACTCCTTCTTCTTCAACACTATCTCCTTCTTGTGTAACTAGAGGTTGGGGTTCAGTTACAGTCTGCGTGATTGAATTGATTTTTGCTAAGCTGTCTGTTATCATATTATCAAGTGTAGTTCTAAAATCATTCATTTTTGTAGGAATATCTTGTAACGAAATCTTAAATATTTGTGCCAAAATTTCGTCTGTTCCCGATTGAAGTAGAAATTCTGCATATTTATTGGTTCTGTTATTTTTGACATCATTATCAACTTCGCAATAATCATCAAATAGATTTTGAATTACGTATGATAGATTCTCTTTAGGTTTTGGCTCAGGTTCATAGCTTTCACGTATTGAACTCTTTATTGAACTGCGTATACTCTTATGATTATTTAAAAGTTTAGTTATTGAAAACAATAGAAGATATTCTTTCTTTGGTTCTATTTTCTTGCCAAGTTTACCAATAATAAGGTCTTTAATAACTTCTGGTTTATTTATGTCTACATTGGTATATTTAATTAAAAACTCTATAAAATTATAATAATCGACTTTATCTTTTAATCCATATAATATTGCATGTAGTGCCTTTTCATCTTTATGTAATTCTTCTATAAAATTATGAATATCATTTTGCTTTATAGGATATAATAATAATAATAGCTGTGCAAACAAAGGCTGAAATATTTCTAAATTAGCTTTTAGATCGGCTTCATATTTGTTTTTATCTCGTTTAATTACTATACTTTCTTTTCTAGTTGCATCAATATCATGTCTTTCATACCCATCATAGGGATGTAAGGAATTAGTTAAAAACCGATGTGATTCATCACAAATTAAAACGTCATAATTCATTTCTTTCATAAATTCATCTTCACGCAAAATGCCTCCATTTTGATGAAATAATACATCATAGTTAATGCCTATAAGTTTAAAATAATAATTCTCAGTGTCATTCGCTTTTATTGATCCACTGCATACTTCAACTGTGATACCAACATACTCCTTATCAAACGAATACTCGTTGTACATATAACAGCCCATTGTACCAGCATCACCGATGAACGAACCTTTATATATTCCTTGTGGTGCAATAATTAGTATATTTAATGGTGTTGCTTCATCTGTATGAGCGGTATTTAAATGACTGAAAGCTATCGATAGAGAAGTGATAGTTTTTCCCGTTCCTACACCATGAAACAAAAAACATGCTTTATCACCTGGATTGCGAAATTTCGTAAAACGATTTATTGCAATAAATTGTCTAGCATCATGGTTAAAATCCTTTGCTGTCTTGTATACCTTATTTCTTTTTATAGTACTGTTAGAATCGTTTATATTAAATAATTTATTGGTATAAAAGTATTTTTGATACTTGTCAGTCAATATATTTTCGTTATAATTTCTAGAATCAACCCGATTATTAACTGCTAATTGATATATAATTAGATAGAATGTAAAGATATACCCTTTTTTCTTATTATATTCTTTAAAAGCGCCAAGTCCTTCATTTAAATATGCGACTTGGTCTTGATGAATAATCGTTGGTAATTTTTCTATCGAAGATTTATGAAGTTTATTTATATTAGTTCCGAATTCCTTGAATATTAAATCTAATATAGGTTGAATGTTAATGTTATCTTTAAATTTCGGGTTACTACGGTTACCAAATGGATTGATAACGTAATTTTGGTTACTATCACGTTCATTTATTTTAACATTACTCGCTATTATATTCAGTATTTGTTTGCAAATTTCCTGATCTAAGAACATATATATATTAATATTTTTACACAAAAAACTAAACGCTACATCGACAATATCTTCATTAGATAAGAGTTTATAAAATAAACTTGTAAGGCCGTTGTAATGAGTATTTATTATACTATTATAATTACAATCAACTAATTTATCACTAGTAAATTTGTTTTTTATAGTTTTTTTTGTAGCTGCAATAAATTCACTAGTGTAGTTGTTATTGGTACTATTTTTAATTTTATCCATCTGATAGAATTTATAGTGTTGATGATAACTGTTATGATCCATCTTTACATGAATAAATTTCAATAATGCTGAAGTACATTCATTTCTAATCTTTATCATGTTAGAATAATCATCATTTGTTTTTTTTTTATTACCGCCAAATTTTTCATCTTGTTTATTAATAGTATTAGTATTAAAGTACGCCATTAATTCTGCAATTGAACGAGTGTTAAGATTGAAACCCTCTGCATTTTCAAGTATATTCATATACTCGGTTAACCAATAATTATAATAACCTGCTGCACTATTAGTCAATACAACAATAGCTTCTCCTTCTTTACATTTATCTTTTTCAGATAATATCTTTACAATATACCATTTACCGTAGTCCTTTTCATTATTCTCTTTAATAACGTCGGTAATTTTTAATTCTTCTCCATTAATTTTACACAAAGTACCATTGTTACTTTTGTCTATTAAGTCACCTACTAGTGAGCAATTAGTTACTAAATTGTTGTTTTGTTCAGCCGTTGCGTTGTATGTTCTAAATAAAACTTTTGAAAAATTATTATTACTTGTGTCTTTTGTAAGCAAATCATTAACCTCATGTTTAACGTCATCAAAATTTTTAATAAATGTCAATAACTCTTTTAATTTTTCAAAACAAGCCAAACATTCTATATCCGTAGTATTTGTAGGCAAAGACGATGGTTCTGACGAATCATCCGAACTTTGTTCGACATCCTCAGTACTGGTATCATGATGTTCTTTGTCTTTATATGTAGAACCTTTTATTACAACATTTGCAGCGTTATAAAGATTTCCAAGAACATTCATATCAAATGTTATGTATATATATTATACAGATAATTAAGTAATATTAAATCTAACTCACTAAATATATAAAAATAAATCGAAAAAAACGAACATAAAAACTTATCTCACTACTAATATATCCAAAAGATATGACCATCATAAACAATATCGAAATCGACAACATTCAGTATAAACGTAATATTATCAAGGATGCCATCTTAAACAATGACCCCATCGATGATAAACTCCATGTTATTTTAGTCATTTCGAATCCATGCCTATATGCACGTCGCTATATTCTTATTCGAGAGATGATGCAGCGCTTGGAACTAGAGGAATCCAATATTTCTCTTTATGTGGTCGAACTTGCATATAAGAAACAGAGATTTCTCATTACGGATGCCAATAACCCGAGACATTTACAAATTCGAACCGAAATACCCATTTGGCATAAAGAAAACATGGTAAATCTAGGCGTCGAAAAATTATTACCCAAGTCATGGAAAGCAATGGCATGGTTAGATTCCGACATTGAGTTTGAGAATCCGAGTTGGGCGATTGATACGTTGAAAGTCCTCAATGGAACATGTGATATTGTACAGATCTTTAGTCATTGTATCGATATGAATCAACATGGAAGTACCATGAATGTGTTTACTAGTTTTGGTCACCAATTCATAAAAGGTCAGCCTTATTCAAAGAATATGATGAATTTCTGGCATCCAGGATATGCATGGGCATGTACTAGAAAAGCATATGAAAAAATGGGGGGACTCTATGAAAAGGCCATATTGGGTTCTTCTGATAATATTATGGCGCTATGTCTCATACAAAAGGGGTTGAAGGCGATTAATGACGATTCCACTGATGATTATAAAAATTCGGTTCTCGAATTCCAAGAGCGTATAAAAACACTACGTTTGGGGTATGTTCCTGGTGTTATACGTCACTATTTTCATGGTTCAAAGAAAAATCGACGTTACCATGATCGATGGCAAATTTTGTTGAATCACGGTTTTGAACCAAGCACATTTTTATCGAAAGACGACGTAGGTATCTTAGTACCTACCAAAAGATGTCCACAAAAAATGTTGGACGAGATAATGCAGTATTTCAAAGAGAGAAATGAAGATGAATTCTATAAAACTGTTAACGAAGAAGAATCCGAAGAAGAAGAATCCGAAGAAGAAGAATCCGAAGAATCTGAAGAAGAAGAATATATTGATATGTGGGCAGAAGGAAATGATCCAGCACAACCATTAGACGAAGACGAAGACGAAGACGATGACGAAGATTACGATGACGTAACATCACCTCACATATTCGCCAATTTCATCAAAAGATGGTTAAAATGATAATTCAAGAAAAATTGAATTCATAAATAATATAAACTCGATAGTTCATATTATTATAGGAAAAAGTCAATAACGAATCATGGATCTCACACAAGCAAAACTTAGTCGTGCCGAATGGCAATTCGCTGAAAAAAAGGTTTCAGACAGAGAATTCGCCATCTTAAAACTCATCATACAAGGGTATCATAATATTAATATAAGAACAAACGAAAATACATCGCTCTACTCTTTCATCAAAATCGAACAATCAGAAGATATAGAAAAATTCCTCTTTCAAAAATATTTCGAAGAAACGTGTGCGAATTTCGTAAAAAAATACACTAAAGGGACACCCCTTGCAACGATCACATTTGAAACGAAAAAAGAAACATTGAAACTAAAAACGGCGGATAATATTCGTATTCAGAATCTAGACAATAATATCAAACAAAACAAGGACCATATTTATGAATTTCTCCTACTTGAACTATGTGGACAACTCATGAAGAATCTATACGAAAGAAAACAAAAATACGCATTTTACTTATATACACTCTTACAGCTGAAAAAAACTAGTATTCAAAATATTAATAAAAAAGTAATCGAATTCATTGACACAGTCATTGACTATGCAAATAGTATAACAAAAACAAGCGATATTATTACGAATGCATACGAATTTATCGAGAATAATAAATACCTATTGAAATATGAAGACATGACATTATTTCCACATCAAAAACAACTGTTTCATCTTTGTAAGCTAAAAGAAGAAAGACCTGTCCATGCGAAACTAATCTTATACGCAGCTCCAACAGGTACTGGAAAAACAATGTCTCCACTAGGCTTATCCGAAGAATATCGTATCATTTTCGTATGTATTGCTAGGCACATCGGTTTAGCCTTAGCAAAATCGGCGATTTCTATGGAGAAAAAAGTGGCTTTTGCGTTTGGTTGCGAAACCGCGTCGGATATCAGACTGCACTACTTTTCTGCAATCAATTATACAAAAAACAGGCGTTCAGGAGGCATCGGTAAAGTAGATAATAGTGTGGGAGACAATGTAGAGATTATGATTTGTGACGTGCAATCCTATTTAACGGCCATGCATTATATGTTGGCATTTAATCCTAGAGAACGTATTATTACTTATTGGGATGAACCGACTATTACGCTAGATTACGAAGAACATTCTTTGCATGAAACGATCCACCGAAACTGGGCGGAAAATCAAATACCAACGATGGTACTCTCTTGTGCAACATTGCCAACACAAGACGAATTACAGCCAGTTTTCGCGGATTTCCGTAGTAAATTCGACGGAATGGAACCTCAAATATATACAATTACTTCGTCGGATTGTAAGAAATCGATACCTATTCTGAATAAAAACGGTGAATGTTTACTACCACATTATCTGTATTCCGACTATGATGAATTGAACCGATGTGTAGATTATTGTAAAGAGAACAAAACTATGTTACGCTATTTCGATCTCCGACATATCATTATGTTTATTGAATATGTGAATTCCGAAGAATTAGTAGACGAACAAGTGATGATTGATCAGTATTTTGATAATATTCGTGATATTACGATGAATAGTTTGAAGGAATATTATTTGGACTTGTTATTGCGACTCAAAATCAATATGGACAAAGACGAATCAAAGAATAGTAGTTGGCAAGACATCCATAAAACATTATGCTCTATGAGAAAACCGAAATATAATAATATCTTATTTACTACGAAAGATGCATATACATTAACTGATGGTCCAACCATCTTCTTAGCAGAGGACGTGGATAAAATAGGGAACTTTTATATCCAACAGTCGAACATCGACGAATCCGTTTTCCGAAATATTCTGACGAAAATCATGAGAAATGGCGAGATCATTCGGCGTATCGAGGAACTGGAAAGCATGATTGAAGCCAAAGAATCGAAAATGATAACAAACGGTTCAGGTGATAAAGAAAAGGGCGCAGCGAGAGAGAGTGGGCGTCTATGTAAAGAGTCGGAGGCATGGTCAGAAGAAATCAATAAGATACGTAAGGAAATCCGGGCGGTCTCTCTAGACCCACAATATGTTCCGAACACAAAACCTCACCAAGAAAAATGGACACCGACGAAGACAGTGCATGAACAGGCTTTCATGTCAAATATTGGAGAAGAAATGGCGAAGGAGATTATGATGCTGAATATCGATAACAATCTGAAAGTTTTACTCTTGCTAGGTATTGGGGTCTTCGTCAAAGAACCGAACCCTGCCTATATGGAAATCATGAAGACTTTGGCGGATGAACAACGACTTTTCATCATCATTGCATCGACGGATTATATTTATGGTACGAATTATCAGTTTTGTCATGGTGTTTTAGGTAAAGATTTGACCAATATGACACAACAGAAGACTCTACAAGCAATGGGACGTATTGGACGGAATAATATTCAACAAGATTATACCGTTCGATTTCGAGATGATGATATGATAATGAGTTTATTTTCTAAACCGGATTTTAATCAAGAAGCTGAGAACATGTGTCGCTTATTTAGAAGCTATTAGACAAATATATAATAATATGATATATATATAGATTTAGTATAATGGGTAATTTTTTCTCTGGTCAAAGTAGTAATCAAGAAGTACAAGACGTAGGTACAGGAACACAAATATATCGTAAACTACATAAAGCAGCGTTTAACGAAGAAACAAAAGGAGAAAATATGGTGAAATCAATTAAGCGTGAAAATGCAGCTAATTCTTTAAAAGAACAACAAAGAATTAGAGAAAAACAAGAAGCAGAGCAAAAAGCGAAAGAAGCGAAAGAAAAAGCAAAAAACTCATGTTTGACCGATCCAAAGTATCGTTTACCTACACCGAAGAAAAACGTACCAGACCCTAAGGTTATTGTTAATGGTAAAGAAACTGATTTAAGACAATTAACATTTAGTAAACCTAATGAAAACATTGATGATATAATATTTGACGTATGTTACGAATGGGCAGGAAATAAATCGGTTATTGACAAAACTTATACAGATTCTTTCACTAGAACAGATTCTTTCGTTAGTAATCCGTTGACCAATACTGTAATAGGTTATATTGAACCAAAATATAGAGAAAAAGCTACCAAAATTATAAAATATCTTATTGCTGCTGGTGCTGACATTAATATATATAAAGGAATATTATTATTTTATGCTATTCGATATAAAGACGTTAAATTCGTCGAACATATTGTAGATGCAGGTGCGAATGTGAATATAGAAGATAAAGATAAATATACACCTTTAGTTACTGCAATTAAAAAGAATAATTTTGATATAGTAAAAAAATTAATAGAATCTGGTGCAGATGTAAATAAAGCATATGGTGAAGGAACAGGAAATAATCCATTGGATGTAGCAAGATACAATAAGGTGGATGATACAGAAACACAGAATAAAATAATACAGCTTCTTCGCGATAAAGGTGCAAAAGCGACTACATTGTTCAATGGTGGTTCAAAACAAAGGAGAACTCATAAAAAAAGAAAATCAAATAAGAACCAGCGTAAAAATAGACGTACTAAAAAGTCCACATAATTTTTGTATTATATTACAAGATACAATACAAAACATTTTCTAAATAAAATTCTACGTTCTACGACCCTTTACGCCAGAATTACGTACAGTTCCCACACCACCGCTTGGATAGCTACCTGGTTTATAATAAACCTGAGAATTATTTGAGAACAATGGTTTATTGATTTTACGTGCTGCGTTTGCAGTAGGATATAATTTGAATTGAAATTGAATAGGATTGTTAAATTGAATATAACCTTGTGTCGGCATATATAGTATTATAACAAAAAAATTGAAAAATTACACCATCTGAAATTGTATAAAATAAAATATGTCTCTTAACATGTTATATAGGAAGGTTGTCGTAATTGATAAGAATGAACCTGAACAAACAAAATATCATGGAACAGTTGTTATGATAGATGAAGTTGAAAAGATAGCTGGTATGCCGCAACATGGCTACACTCGTTCTAAATACGTAAAATTTGATGATATAGAAACGTTACTTTCTGTATTGAAAAATAATGCAAAAGGGTGGCCGATTCATTACAATAGTCGAAGTGGAAACCACAAAAAGGGTATTATATGTAGTTTATCTGGCGATATTGTTAAATTGATCGATAGTAATAATTCTTTCTCACCGAATTCTTATGAATATACGTATCATGTAAAGGACATTTCCTGTATCAAGATTACAGATGAAGCATTTGATGTTGAGATAATTTAGTATTTTCAATCAACCAATTTACAAAATAAGACAGGTTTTTTATTCTAAAATCTGAAGATAGTATAGTAATAGAAATGAAACTTACTATGAAAAATTATCATATAGTATTCATCATATTATTGTTAGCATTTTTGTTATATAATTTAGTAAGTCTAATCCAATTCAGGGAAGGTATCACGTCACAAGAAATTAAAGACACTGCTGATGCAAATGCATCAACTACGATTGCCGCAAATAAACCCAAACCAGTAGTAAAACAACTGAAATTCGGTATAGAAATACAAGATTCAATGGTGTATAATGAGTGTATAAAAAATCCGGCTCCGCCACCTCCGCCTCCACCACAATCATTGTATTATGGGGCGGGTCAAGGTATGGGTCCAGGTCCTGAACAAGCACAAGCACGAGCGAATTACGATTCCGGATATAAAGTATTATTGCCATTTACTGCAACATTTACACAGCTTAATCCAAATATGAGTTATTATGTTTCTGGAACATCTGAGGGCGCACCTAGTCAAAATGTCGATGTAGCTTCTTTTCCATTGACATATAAAAATCCTATTAATGCATCTCATTGTAATGACCCTAATAATATAAATTCCAAATCGGCCGATATTCCTGCAACAAGTCCAACGAATGTCACTATTTCAGTTGAAACCGGCAAATTCAACGGTTTTATTTTAGTTGCACCGAAAAACGGTTCTCTTTTTCCAAAGAATTTTACATTGACTATAACCAATAACAATAATCTACAACTCCAATTATATGGTCAATATGCTTCTGGAATGTCTGATGCAAATCCCATTCCTAGTAATAGACCGATTCAACCTACTACGATATCAAAAACTGGATTCGAACCAAAAGCTTATGATGCATCGGATAATGTGATAAGAATGGGAGGTGTTAATCTAGGAACAGAGCCGTTAGTTATTGCAAATACGGGTGATGTTACGGATACGAATAATAATAATATTGGAAGCGTAACTACTTCAAATAATACGATAGTCGTTCATTGTACGAATTCATCAGATATTACTGGCCTGATTATTTATCTGGGACACTCATATGTCGCATAAATTTCCTCTTATATCACCGCCTTACGGTACACGGTGCAGATTGAAATTGTTGGGGGGGGTAATTATGTACGTTGTTTTCGTACCGATATTTTTAAGCATCACGTTTTCTTTGATTTCAAAATGAATATCCATTCCGAAATCAGTTTCTTCTGCGATTTCATACACATGTCGACTGATTTGTATTGTATCAGGGTCAGCTGTCGTTTGTAATCGATTTGCCACATTCACCGTATTGCCTACAACACATAATCTAGGGACTTCGACACCTAATACACCCACTACCACTTTTCCAATATTGATTCCTACTCGTAATTGCATGGGTTTATTATCAGGGCTTTGCACATTTTTAATTTCTTTCAATAAATCAATCGCTAATAATATCATGTTCTTCACATTATTCTTCGTATCATTCGTATAAATATCGCCTACTACCATGTATGCATCCCCGATGGTTTCTATTTTTTGTAGATTATCATACCGAACAACAATATCATCGAAACGAGTGTACATATCATTTAACATTTTATAAATGACGTCATCATCATACGTTTTCGCCAATTCTGTATAGGATACGATATCTGTAAACAATACACAAATAAAGTTATAAGGTATATATTCTTTGGAATTCGCTAAATAATTGTCTTCTAGTTCTAATGGCAAGATTTTCTTCAAGAGTTCTATTTTTAAGTGCGTTTTATCTATCGGAACAAGATTCGATATTGTGCCATGTAATTGTTTAATTAGCTCTTTACATTTTGGTGTAACATTCGTCGACTTTTCAAACTTCTTTATGTGTTTATTTATAGAAGTAAGCAACGAAACTGCTTGTAAATCGATGTTCGTCTTTATATAATATATTTGTTCTTCGTGGTCATTCATAATTAGAATCGTAGTCAATTTCGCTATCATATCTGCTAACAAATAACATATTTGAATATCATGCACATTAAAGACCTCAAATACTTCAATCACAGTAATAAATGTGAATAACGACCAGACATAAATAATAAACATCGTACATTTCTGGTGTTTGAAATCGAATAACTTATAAATAAAATACCCTTCGTATAAAGATAATGTCGCTATAATATAAGGATTATATACTGTTCTACGTAATGGATAACATAGAATATGTAACATATTACTGGCAATATGATAATGTGCATTTACTTCCATAAGTGTTAACTTGTTCATATCACAATAAAGCTTCAAAATGAGAGGCGTTGTAAAGAACCACATGACTGTTCTCCTAAACTCATATTGATATATACCGATTATGTTGCTATGAATAATCGTATCAGTTACGTATTTGATATAGATGAAAGAAAGAGTGTAAATAGTATAATTCTTAATCTTAGAAAAAAAGAGCAAATGTACTGTAAAAAGAGAAAAAACAGTTAATATAAAAATATTCGCGGATTGAATAACGGGATAAAATACAATAGGTTCGTTTTGGAATATTTCGAAATTATCGTATAAACATGGTTTCATAATATTATCTAATTGGAAGTAAATAAGCGTGAATATGAAAAGCTGAAACAATCGAAACATACATATCTATATTATATGTACAGTTATAAATTTATACTTATATTTGTATTCTACTAATCTATATAATATATTATTAGCAATGTGTAATAATATTATGTAATATATATATGATCTGTGTTATTTGTGTAAAGCCATTCATTATAACAAAAGATAAAACAGATTATACGAATAAAAAGAAAGCGTTTGATAACGAAGTATCTGATTTGATTGACGATCTTACAAACGAAGATTTTGATGAAGAAGTACAGACATATATATGGAAAATATTGTTGAATTTTGAAGCACTACTTTTACGTCATAATCAAACCCCGAATACTTGCAATTCTCAAAATTGCAATAAATCTATTTGTAATTTTTGTTACACTCATCATCAAACTTGTAGAACATGCGAGAATATATATTGATTGATTTATCGGTGTATATATGATATCATATTTTTTATAATATCATATTTCCGGCTTATCGGATTCGAACCGATGACCAGCAGATGACAACAATAACTACTACAGTCTGCTGCTCTACCAACTGAGCTAAAGCCGGTATCCCAACCCCCACAATATACTTGTATATCTCTTTATGTCGATTTTTTCCGATTATTTTTATTATACTCTTTTGAACCAGCCTATAATCCTATAGTCTTTTGAACCAGCCTACAGTCCTATAGTCTTTTGAACCAGCCTATAGTCCTATAGTCTTTTTCCATTCATCGTCCACTATCCAAAAGCTTGAAAGCTGTTGAATACTCACTGAAATGATATAAATACTATTATTACGTGCTTTATAATAAGCATAACACAAATATCCCATTCCATTAGACCCAAAAATCTTATATGTAGTAATAGGTTCATCGACGATTTCATTATAACATCTAACAGCGGATGGTATATCACAATTAGATATTGAAGGCATACTCATATCTCTACCAGAATTTATAAATTGTTCTACTTCTTGAATTTGTGATTCAGATAATGGAGACGCCATGTTTTGATACTAAAATTAGCGAGATTATATTTATGTCTATTTTGATAAATATAATTTTCAATTTTTCGATGATAATTTTAATGTCCATCGCAATCAATTTGTTCTAGACAATTTTTGCAGCCAATGGCGCATTTGCTCATCATTAAACATAGTTCTGATAATCCACCACAGCAAAACTCGATACCATTTAATGAACATGCCCAACTATAGGCACAGCATCGAAAACAGATATGAACATCGGTCTTCACCACGTTACAGCATTTTTTCACAGCTTCCTCGTCTCTAATGATGGTATCATGTAGTAATGGCTTAGGTTCGGGTGCGTGTGCAGGTGCAGGTGCAGGTGCAGGTGCATGTGTTTGCTTCGTCTTGTCTTCAACGGTAGACATTATATATATATTATTGACTAAAATAATTACAAATTTAATTACTATATTTACAATACTAAATTATTCTATAAAGCATTCTTATAATTGACTACATAAGGGGTTCCTTTTAATTTTGACATAATATCCATATTGGTTCGGTCCATCTGTATATTAGAATAGAGTTGATTTGATGCGCCTATTTTTCGTCTTTGCATAACGCTTTGTTTTACGATATTTTCTACTTTTTCGAATACGTTTCGTTTTTCGTTTACCACCTTTTTGTCTAGATAATATAGCTATGCAAGTATCCAAAAACCCTTCTAGACAAACCTGTGGTTTTGTATTGATGTACTCGATTACACGATTAAAGTTAACATTATTTGATGATACTAACGAATCAAAAAATAGTTCAATTACCAATGGCAATTCAGCAACTCCTCTATGTATCGTTCTAATCGAACAATGTTTTTCTTCCAATATTCCTCTAATTATATGTTTATAATGATCTTCAAAATCGAGACCGCTATGTGGATTTCGGTTTGCTTCAACAGATAACAATGCTATATCAAACAATCCAACGAATATACGAGTTACAGTTTCATTGTTTAATCCTAGTTCGTTTACTCTATTAATGATTTGTTCTTTGTTCTTGGATACTGATTCTGCATTTACCATAGCTACGTAATTTATAGGTGCTTCTTGTAAAGAAGTTTCTGGCCGTTCTATTTTACATTTTGTTTTTAGTTGTTCCCAAAATCTTTCGGTTTTTTCTTCTGTCGATTCTACCCCAAATATCGATTTTACAGGGTTCGAGTTAAAAAGTTGTGTGTTTGCATCTCTATATCCAAGTATTGATTCACATTTTGCACATTGTTCATTATCAACCGCTACACAAGTATCAGGGTCACTAATATCTTCATAATCGATCGAATCTTCATTGCATCTATAGTTACCACATGTTATGCCTGACATAATAATATATACATATATATTATTATTATGACAGATGTACAGTATTTTTCGGTATTACTTACAATCCACTTTTATAGTCGACAACATACGGATTCTTACTTAATTGCGATAAAATATCAGGGTTTGTTCGGTCCATCTGTATATTAGAATAAAGTTGATTGGATGAACCCGATGGACGACCAAAATTTGCAACATCAGGACTCTGACCAGGCATATCTACTGCTAAAGCACGCGAGTTCTTCAAAAAAACGTCTTTTTGTGCTTGGCGCATATTAATATCTCCATTCATCAAGTCCATATTTCCAGCAGGCGTATAACTGGCTAAAACACTCGATTTTAATTCGCTACTTCTCTGATTATATCCAGATTCATAAGATTTCGTTTGACGTGTTCTTGCACCAGCACTAGCAACACCTGCATAATAGAAATCACTGGTTTCGCTACGATATGTTGTTTCGGGCTGTTGTTCGGTTACCTGATAAGCACCACCGCGTTGATTTGCATTGATATTTAAATGATTCTTGGAATTCTCAGTAGTTTCGCGGATAGTAGCCGCAGGTCTATCGGCAGGGTTAAATATATACGACTGTTTTACTGTTGTAGTAGGATTTTGGTAGGGTCGGAGAGAACCTATTGTATTCTCTTTGCGTGAAGGGCGTAGTACATCTAAAAGAGGTGCAATGGCGGCATTCAATCCACCGCTGACCAACCCAAAATAGTTATCCTGTTTATTTACTGTCCTATTATTAGGATAAGCCATCTTCGATTTGATACCATAATCCGAATCTGTAGCGTAATTTCTTCCATTTGCATTGGCGACGCCGATAGGAACTTCACCAAATTGTTGGTTATGTGTGGGCATATATTCACCAGGAACATATGCAGCAGAATTTTGATATCCTGCACCACCTGCATAACTCATTGCCGTCTCAGGTCTAGATACATAGCGTTCAATGGGAACAGCGCGCATAGTAGGTGCGGTCTGTACACCGCCAGTAACAAATAAACGTCCAATATCCCCACCCTCGCTACGCTGGTCTAAAGCGAAACTTTGTTCAGGTCTATTTTTTTCATAGACACCCATTTGTTCTGGTGTAGCCACTGTTTTAATAAAACTATCGGCAGGACCCTCGTGTCCTAACAAAGAGTATCCAGATGCTTTAGGGTTTGTTGCTACACGTAACTCATCTACTGATTTTTCGCGCCATTTATCACGTGCTAAAACACCAGAATTGAATCCACCTGCACCTTCATTTGTATAACCTAGACCTAAACCTGGTCCTACCATTTCCTCTGCAAAAGGTTTTACGTTTGCCATTCTTGCACTAGGATTAATACGTGATTGTATAAAATCGCTTTGATTAGGAGCGCCGTTCGCCCATTGAAGACTGTTATGTGGTGTAAATAAAGGTGCTTGTTCAGTTTTCTTGATGATTTGAGAACCTGCACCAGAGTAATTATCTAAAAGACCTTCATTGGCATTCGTTTCTACATGTTGATTTCTCAAATTACTACCAAAGAAAGGAACCATATTATTATGTTGAAAATAAGAACTATCTACTTGGTTACCAGTAAGAGAGTAATAAGAACCTTTACCACTCGGTTGTTCATTCGGTAAGAAATACTTATCTGTATAAACCCCATTACCATCATATCGATTTTGTGTAGATAATTCACTAGTTTGATCAGTTTCAGATGATACAATAGGATATTCTGAGGGATAGTTTCGATTAGGAATATCTATATTCGGTAAATCAGAATGACCAGTAAAGTTCTCGTTACTTTTACTTTGATTACTGACAAAATATAATCCAGCTAATGCAAATAGGGGTATTGCAACTTCCATATTATATAATTATATTACGACTATATAATATTTACCATATTTTTATTGCTAATGTTTCAATTTATTTCACTACATTTTCATTTACCAATGGAATAGTATTCCATGTGTTGTATACCATCAACCACTGGAACTTTTGGGACAAAATAATCTTTTTCTAAAATGCGCGTTGAAATGTTCTCTTCGAACTGTTTTTCTAAGCCATTCAATGGATTCAATAGTGGGTTCTCCCATCTAGGTCTATCAATATCTCTAAACATCCACGCGGGATGGGTTGCTCTACTTTCTTCTACAAATGGTTTGGCGTCTCTATAATAAACTCTTGAACTTGGTACAGCATTCAATTGGTAATCATTAAAATCTACTAAATCGCGATTTAGTGGTCTTGTTAGGCCTCGTAAATCACTTTCTAAATTAATGGTATTTGTTCTCAAACTTGCACCCCAACCTTGCATACGGATCTGCGGATCTTCTATAAATGGCAAATCGACACCTTGACCCGGTTTGTCTAAGAAGTAACGACCTGCATAACTACTTTCCTCTAATTGTTTTTGAATTCTATAAGGGTCATCATGAAATCTCGTAAATGCCATGATACTATTCTTATTTAATGTTACTATATATATTTATATTGGTAAAAAATATAAATATAGTTATGTTACAATTCTATAATCATGCCCACTACATTATGTCTAAATATGATCGTAAAGAATGAATCTAAGATCATATTACGTTTGCTGGAATCGGTCTTACCTATTATTGATTCCTACTGTATTTGTGATACAGGTAGTACAGATAGTACAATCGATATTATCCAGCTATTTTTTGATAAACATGGACTACCAGGTAAAATAGTAAAAGAACCGTTCCGCGATTTTGGATACAATCGTACTCATGCACTCCGACAATGTAATGATATGGAGAAAGCGGATTATGTTCTTCTATTAGATGCGGATATGGTTCTCGACATAAGTAATATTGACGTCAAAGAATTCAAGGAGAACATGACAGCAGACGTTTATCATATTTTTCAAGGACACGATGCCTTTTTCTATAAAAATGTGAGAATCATCCGAAATGATCCAAAAGTATCTTATTGGGGTGTAACCCATGAATATGTACAAACACCACCTAATTATCGCTATGAGGATATTCCCAAGAATAAAATATTTATCAAAGATATAGGTGATGGTGGTTCAAAGTCAGAGAAATTTGAGCGTGATATACGACTTTTGTCGAAAGGGCTAGAGGAATTACCGAATAATGATAGATATACATTCTATTTGGCGAATAGTTATCGAGATGCCGGTAAACGAGACCAAGCAATAGAATATTATAAGAAGCGTATAGAGATTGGTGGTTGGCGTGAAGAAGTATGGTTCTCCTATTATATGATTGGAAAGTGTTATAAAGAAATGGGGGATTTTGCGAATGCACTACATTATTGGTTAGAAGGATACAATTTTTTTCCAGATAGAATTGAAAACCTGTATCAAATCATTACTTATTATAGAACTACAGGGAAGAATAGTTTGGCATATACATTTTATGAAATGGCCGACTATGAACGTAATCGGTCTACATCTACAGATCACTTATTCTTAGAAAAAGATATATATGACTACAAAATCGATTATGAATTCTCCATCATTGGTTACTATTGTAATAGAAACAAACATTGTATCGATACGGCATGTATGCGTGTTTTGGCGAATAAATGTGCGGATGAGAATACACAAAAGAATGTCATCAGTAATTATAAATTTTATGCTACGAAATTACGAGACCTAGCAAAGGGCGATTCAGAAATCAGATTTGATATTGGTAGTAGTAATATAGTTGATACAACTGATATGGTTTCTAGCACACCCTCTTTATGTTTCGATAAAACGAGTGGTGAATTGGTGGTCAATGTCCGATTTATCAATTATCGTATAGGTGAACAGGGCGAATATATAAACAGAGAACGTATTGTTACGAAGAATGTAATTGCTACATTCAAGCACAAAACGGAAACAGATTCCTATGTAAAAACCGGCGAATTCGAACTTAAGTACGAAACCAAATATGATAATTTATATGTAGGGTTGGAAGATGTACGTTTGTTTACAAGTAATAGTGGTCAGGTTTTGTTCAATGCAAATCGAGGCTTATCTTATGAATGCATGGTAATAGAGCATGGACAACTCAATTTGAAATCACACCAGACACAATCTTATCTTGTAAAAAAAGAGAATCAACGGCCGATTGAGAAAAACTGGACTATTTTCCAAGATCACGGCGATGTATCCATAAAAATGGTGTATCAATGGTACCCTTTGACCATTGGCGTACATCGTGATCACCCAGAACATATTTTAGATGGCGAAAATAGACCTGTCACCGAACTTGACTGTAGATGGTCAATCGAAACGCCCCCGTTTTTCAAATGGTTAAGAGGGTCGACAAATGGCTTGTCCATGAAGAATCCGGAAAACGGTTCTCAAGAACTATGGTTTATTTGTCATATAGTCAGCTATGAAGACCGCCGATATTATTATCATATTTTTGTTGTTTTGGACGCGGTTACATATGAAGTCAAACGTTATTCTAGGCTTTTTACATTTGAGGGTCAGAAAGTAGAGTATACTCTTGGGTTCGTTTTTCTTGAACAAAAAAAAGAGTTTTTGATAGGATATAGTTTGTTAGACCGAGAAACAAAATATATGAAGATTGGCATGGACGATATATGTAAAATGTTTATCTAATATTTTTTTGTAGCCAAAAATCTACAAATCTATCGATAGACCCTAATTTTACAAAATTTCATTCAAAACCGCATTCTTACAAGCTTGACCAAACGTTCGCCTATGCCATTGTGTAATACCGTGTTCTTTGATCCCGGCTAAATGTGCCGCAGTACCATATCCCATATTTGTAGCCATTCCATAGCGTTCTTGTAGAGCAGGATATTCCTCACACAAACCCAAGATCCAGTCATCACGTTCAGCTTTCGCTAGAATACTCGCAGCAGCGATTCCCATAAAAGTGGCATCGCCTTGTTCGACAGTAACATGTGGCATTTCAACAATGGTTTCATTCGCTTCATCAAATGTTCGATAGGAATGAAAGTAATTCCCATCGACCACAGCTAAACATGACGTCAAACATGGCTGACCTAATTTGACCAATGTTTCTTTAACAGCATCATGCATTGTCTGCATAGTAGCCTGTAAAATATTTATTTCATCTACTTTCTCTGCTTCGGCATATGAGACATGCCACGCCAAAGCATTGGCTTTAATATACTCTGCTTTTTCGCGCAACTTCTTTTTCGATGAAAACTTTTTACTATCTTTGATATCTTTTCCGTCGAAAGCATCCGGGTCTTTAGGTAAAACAACACATGCTACATAAACACGACCAAACAGGCACCCCCTACCGACTTCATCTAAGCATAATTCGGAAACAGAAGAGTTATCATTATTATAAAATCGCTGTAACATGATATCCAAATATAATTCTTCACCTATAATAATTATTAATTGCCTTGTTTTATCAATCAATTTTTTCGATATATACTCTATAAATAACGAATATGAAAATAACATCGGTCATGATATTTTTGATTATACTAATAGTTTTAGTAATATCAGTTACAATTGGGAAAAATTTTATGAATAAAGAAGGGTTTATTGCATTTGGATATTCTACTAATCCTGTAGATACTATATCACTCACCTGTTATTCAAGTACTAAAAAAGTAACGAAAATACAAGATAATTTCTATTTCGATACGACAAACGGTAATTTAATAGAATTAGATGGCAGTGCCTATACTACAGCAAATGATCCTATAGGGACTACATTGACAACGCTCTATGTCATTCCAAGAGGCGGTGATGGTGTATATCAATATGATATCAGTAATAGTGGGTCTGTTCCTACAATACAAGACGTAAATATTGGTACAATCTCATCTTTAGAGAGTTCTTATAAGTCTTTTATTGTAAAAAGTATTTCAACAACTTCTGCATCAGGGTCGGTGATTTATATACCATGGTCATTACAAACGATATTGGTACCTATATTAGATACAAGCAGTAGCAAAGTTATTAATAACGCTTATCTATGCCAATCGTCTGGTGTCCAATCGGCCTCTATTACAAATATCTCGTCATTAGCATTAACTGGTGTTTATACAGATTCAGATACTAATAATAACAAAAGTGTTACTGAATCTGTATATGATTCCACTAGATCTGTTTACCAGGTTAGTCATTATGTAAAATTCGATTCAACGAATGGCAATTTGATCATAATCAATGATGATACATCTGGTAATAAAATTTTAGTATACGATAGATATGGAAAATCGGTTTCAACACCCATTGATTCAGCTTCAAATTCTACATCCATACCGAATGTTAGTTTCAGTGCTTGGACAATCTTAGATATAAAAGGTCAAAATATTGTTTTGTATATAGCAAATGCAAAAAATACATTAATTTCTTTAATTGCGATGAAAAACTCTACACTTACCGAATTGACATTGAAAAATGTGGTAAGATTTACCAGTGCAGGTAAAGATGTAGATGGTGTAATTGTTAGTACAAGTAATACTAGTTCAAGCAGTCAAAGTTCCAGTTCAAGTAATGTTTTATCTGGATACGGAACAAGTGGATACGGAACAAGTGGATACGGAACAAGTGGATACAGAACAGGTGGAAATGATAGCGTTGTTTCAGAATATTTTAAATGGTATTGGTATTGGAAGAATGGACCAGGTGCAAATTCATCATCACAACGTAATAATGATTATATTTTGAAAACGCAAATAATACCGCCAGTATGTCCATCTTGCGCATCGTGTCCATCTTGTTCTAGTTCTGGTACATGCACGAATTGTGGTGGTAATGGTGGTTCGGGAACAATGACATCATCTGGAGTTTCTATATTTGATATTTGTGGAAATCCTACAAGTTGCTCTAAATTAGGTTATAATGGTGTAGGTTATGATGCAAAGAAAAACCCTATATACTGTTCTCAAGTATTGGGTCAGAGTCAAGGTCAAAATCAAAGTCAGGGTCAGGGTCAGGGTCAGGGTCAAGGACTAGGACTAGGATTTGGACAAAGTCAAGGGCCACCTAATAATAGTGCTGGTGGTGTTGTAAACAATGCTATTTCTACAACAGGTGACGTTATTGGTGGAACTGCAATGGGGGCCGAAGCTGTTATTGGTGGAACTGTAATGGGTGCTGGTATGTTAGCAAATAATGTAATTGATAAAACAACTGGACTTATTTCAGGTGCAGGATCAGGTGCTGTTAATCTATTAAAAGATACAGGTTCTGGAGTTTCTAATTTTTTAAAAGGAGGTAGTAATGGACAAGGTCAATCAGGATACGAACAAGGTCAATCAGGATACGGACAAGGTCAAGCAGGATACGGAACAAACAATAACCAGCGTTCTACCTATTACGGAACACAAAATCAATATTCTGACCAATATTCTTATAATGGAATGTTACCATCGAAGTCGACTAGTAATTTCATGCCAATTACCACAGATTTCAGCGCTTTTGGTAAATAAGTAAAAGTATATTTATTCGTTCAAAACATGGGTATAAAAAAATCATATCATAATAGTATATCTCAAACTATTATGATCATTCAAGAGTTAAATCAAATCTGTCAGAGAGAACAAACCGCAAACGAAATTAAAGCGATATTATCATCGTTTGAGCAACGATATTCTGACCCCACTTTTAAAAAAGGATTCTATATTTATGGTTCTCCGGGTTCCGGAAAAACTCAATTCGTAGTAAATTTATTAAAAGAAATGAATTACGATGTAATAAAATACGACGCAGGTGATGTAAGAAATAAATCCCTAATTGACACAATTACAAGTAACAATATATCGAATCAGAATGTACTTAATATGATGACTAAGACAAAGAAAAAAATCGCCATAGTCATGGACGAAATAGATGGTATGAATAACGGCGACAAAGGTGGTATAACAGCACTCATTAAAATTATCCGTCAGAAAAAAACGAAAAAACAACGACAGGAAACCATGACTGCTAACCCTATTATTTGCATAGGAAATTACTATATTGACAAAAAAATAAAGGAATTGATGAAGGTTTGTAATACATTTGAATTAAAGACACCTACACCACAACAAATGGAATCGTTGATTCTAAATATAATTCCCACAATAAAAAACGATCATATTCATGTTTTACTTAAATTCATACAAGGTGATTTCCGTAAATTGATGTTTGTTTATGATATGTTCTCCAAAAACCCGGAACTCTTAACAAAAAAAAACTTGGAAACCATTTTTCACATAAAATTATATAATGAAGATTCGAAAAAAATAACGCAATTACTTATCAATGAACCGTTTAAAATAGAACAGCATAATCGTGTGATGAATGAAACGGATAGAACTATAGTAGCATTATTATGGCATGAAAATATTGTTGATGTATTGTCGAATCTACCAATCGAAAAAACCTTTCCAGTTTATTTAAGAATTTTAGATAATATGTGTTTTGCCGATTACATTGATCGAATTACATTTCAGAATCAGATATGGCAATTCAATGAGATGAGTTCTTTAATCAAAACCTTCTATAACAATAAAATTTATCATAGTTATTTCCCTGAAAATAAAAATAAGTTTAAACCTGTCGAAGTGAGGTTTACAAAGGTTCTCACGAAATATTCAACAGAATATAATAATATGATTTTTATTTATAATTTATGTCAAGAATTGAATTTAGACAAAAAGGATTTGATCTCTATGTTTCAAGAACTTAGAATATTCTGTGACGGTGACTTTTGTAATAAGATTGATAAATTAAATGAAGTAGAGAAATATTTTGAGAATTATGCTATTAATAAGCTAGATATTAAAAGAATGTATAGATATTTAGATAAGAATATAAAAAAGGATACAACAATAGATATAGACGGTGATAGTGATTTAGGAGATTAGGACTTAGTTATTTAGTAGATATATAAAAATTATTATATGAGTATATTTATATAATATTAGTGATATGGAAACTGGACAAATACCTGGACAAATACCTGGACAAATACCTGCACAAGTACCTGCACAAATACCTGCACAAGTACCTGTACAACAGAATCAAGTAGTTCCTAATTACGGTGAACCTGCAGTGGATGCTAATGGAGTTCCTCAGGGAGAAGAAGTGCCAATGGAAACACCTGTAGACGATGTTCCTATGGAGGTTGAAACAGAATCTGTGGAAAAAGCACATATGGACGGTGAAGAAGGAACACCTATGAATGTCGAAACAGAGTCTGTTGATGAAGCACCGATCGAAGAAGAAGCACCTATGAATGTCGAAACAGAGTCTGTTGAAGGAGAGCCTGTTGAGGAAGCACCTATGAATGTCGAAACAGAATCTGTCGAGGAAGCACCGATTGAAGAAGAAGCACCTATGGAGACTGAAACAGAATCTGTTGAAGGAGAAGCGTCTATGGACGGTGAAGAAGAAGCACCTATGGACGGTGAAGGAGAAGCACCTATGGACGAAGCATCTCCATCAGATACAGTAAAATCTAGTTTACAACAAGCCAAAGAAGCACTCAACACTGCAACAGAAGCCATTTCTAACGCGGAAGCCGCGTTATCAAACGTTGAATCGTCCGAGTCGACAGACAAAACACAGCTAGAGGAGTTGAAGGCGGAAAACGAAAAACAAAAAAATATTCTCTCAGAATTCAAAGGATTTTTAAACAAAATCAATGAAATGTCAGGTGGACGTCGTAGAACAAGACATCATAAGTTTAAGAGAACAAAACGACACGGAGGTTCAAAAAAATCAGGTAAAACACATAGAAGAAGACGTAATGCAAGAAGAACACATAAGGGTTGGCCTTATATGTAAAATTATATGAAACGTATATTTTTCATATAATTGTGAAATTAATTGTTTATACAGCGTTTACATCTATAATAACTTCAGGAGCAAGTTTTGATGCAAAGAAGAAAGGCTTATCATTACTTTCAACTGGTTTAACCGCACTTACAGACTGTTCCTTCAATGATGTAACCTCTGCTTTAGATGCATTTAACTCTTTTTGAAGTAACTGCAGTGACCGTGTTTTTTCAATAAGTTGTTTCTGTAAATTGGTTACCATGATTTCTAATTCAGTAGAACGCTTACTAAACGATTGCAATTGTTGCTGCTGTATTCCCAACTGTTGTTGTTGTTGTTGCATGAGTTCTACGACCTGTACCTGTGTTAACTGGATGGGTGATTCGCCTGGACGCTGCAATACAATAGGTCCATTTGCTTGTTGTTTCGCCATCTCTTCCTTGATCATTTGGTCGCGTTTTTCTTCAATTTCCTTGATTTGTTTTAGGACATCTGGTTTCATTTTAGGGTGACCAGGTTCATAGTTCTCTAATAATTTATCAATTTCAAGCATAAAGAAATCGCGAATAGCTTTCTCATTTGGTTTTTTAATAAAAGATTCGACTGTTTTAGGCGACTCTTTGAGATAATCAGGGTGAGGGTTTTCCAACATCTTTCTCTTATCGAAAGTATTATGTTCATGTGAAAATACCAAGATTGATTTCATAGGATCTAACTGGACAAATGGAATAGTATAATCTTTTAAAAATGCGCGTTCTTCTGCTACAGCGGCATGTTCTTCATATCTTGTTATTTCTAGTAATTTGGATTTGAACGCGAATGTCCCAGCAGTTGCATGGTTTGGACCGTAAGGCCCACATTGGATCATCTTACTGATATGCTTAAAATAAATATAAATCTCACTTGAACCAGCACATAATGCACTTGGATTCTTTTCTAATACTTCTACAGCATGAGACACACGATCAGGAGGATAATAATCATCGTCATCCATGTAAACAATGATAGAACCACGAGCAAACTTATGCATATAATTTCGTTTAGCACCTAAAGTCATCTTCTCAGCAACTTCGAAATACCGAATTTGTGGAATGTTTGATGCTTCTACTAAATCCCTAATCTTATCCGTACCATCATCTACAATAATCCATTCTATGCGGTGTTTTGGGTAATCCTGATTACGAAAGCACTGGAACATGTTTTGAATAAATGGTCGACGATTGAATGTTGGTGTACATACAGAAACCATAGGTAGTTCGTGTTTTTTTGCTTGGCCGTGTGCTTGTCCGTGTCCTTGTCCGCGTCCTTGCGCGTGTTTGTTATGTGCGTTCTTATTGTTTTTTGGCATATATAAATAATAAAGGAAGTGTTTTTATATTTATACTATTCATTATTATTATTTTATTAGGTGCGTTAAAAAAATAAAGAAGAAGCAGAACGTAAACCATTACTTTTACCAGACAATTTTTTTTTCAAATCTTCTAAATCAGGCATTTTACCCATAGATGTACTTAACGGATTTTCTGCCAAATATCCTAAAGTTGAAATTCCATTATTATTACTGGTATTTGTAGCAATACTTGTAGCTGCCGCAGTCGTTGCTGCCATTGCATTACCTAAGCCACTAGAACTATCCATATCAGTATTCATCTTAGCAGATTTTATTTCATTACGTATTGCTTCTTTCTCCATAATTTCTTGTTCGTATTGAAAGTGAAAATAGGTTCCGGTCAATAAAGTGATCATCATGATAACGGTAACAATAATCATGGTCAATCTCACATTTTTCATTCTTAGTTTGTATATGGAATCGATGAGACCAAACAACAACATATACATGAATGCAATCTCAAATGAATATTTATAAATGAAATCAAATGCGTAATGAAAAGCGTTTACTAATTTTTGCCAATATGTATTGCGGTCACAAGGAGTTTCTACCTTTATTTTACTTTTTTCTGAACGAGCATATTCCGGGATTTTTTCCCATACTAATTTAAAAATGTCTTTAAAATTAAACCATTTTAGCAGAATAATACCAAAGAAAGTATATACAAACAGATAAACACAGCAGAAAAATGCAGCAAATGGAACACCCAAAAATACAATAAACAAGAAGTGTAAAATAAAAATCACCAAATTTAAAACAAATCTGAATGGGTTAAGGTTTGACAACAACTCTGAAAACATTGCCACAATTTTAGTTGGAAATGCAACAACATCTTCTACTGACTTCATTTTTACAGAAATAATTGGATCAAAAAACGATAAAGCTAATAATATGCACAAAACACTATACATAAATGATAATGTAAAATTATTCGTATCAAAATTGACAACTGCTATAAAGAAGTTTCGAATAAATAACATCGAATGGTATAAAAAAAATATCAATCCAAAAAATAAAAACGAGAAAATAAACGTAGGATTAAAAGTAGACTTCAACAATGGAGAACCTGCTTTTATACCTTCTTGTAAGTATTCTGGGAAAAAGAGAGATTTATTAAAAAAATAATCTATTAACTTAAAAATAGAATTTTGTGTGCCTTTATTAGCCACATTTGAACGATAGTAATCTTCGGGTAATATTGGACCTTGTTTATTTTCATCCTGGTAACCAACTACAAAAAACCAATTGAATATAGCATACATACTAATTAAAATGCAAATTGTCCAACCTATAAATCTAGCAATAACCTTTTGATCGTTGACCAAGTTATTAATATCCAAATCTTGTTCCTTTATTTTCATTTTATATGTGGCTTGTTCAATACCAACAATGATGTAGAAGGCTATTTTGAGTGGTATCGCATTACATAAATTGTAAATATAATTGATAATATCTTCTAGATGCTGTGAAAAAGTCTTGGGTTTTCCATCATTTCCTTCATAAATGTGGTCATTTCCACCTACATAATCGCTATCTTTAAAATCAGCAATACCATTTTGAGATAATCCTTCACGTATTACAGGGTTACCATTATCGTCTGTATCTATCGGTTCATCGTAAATATTTTGTAGTGTTTCTATGTTTTTGTAATTAGGAATCTTCTTTTTTTTCGTCTTTTTGATTTTTTTCATTTTTTGAATTACTATTTCGGGTTGAAATTGTGATTCATCACTAAACTTATTATCTTCATCCAAATATCTCATATTATTTTTACTATTTACTATATACTAGTATATGTATAAAAAACAATATAAATATACGATATTGTTTTTGGATTGCTGTAACTAGAACTGTTAGTTAGTTTATCTTGCATAAAGCATACCTGCATTACCACCAATAAAAGATAATACATTATACCTTTCTTCAAACAGAGTTAAATTGAAATTATAATCATACAATCGCCATGCTGATTTACGAACCCCTATTGGGACACCACTACCATCACAAATAACATCAAAACTAGAATTAATCAAATCTATTGGGGGTACGTAGGTAGTAAGTTCTAGTTCAATAGTCCTGAATTTACTTAAATTCAATGCACCTGATGGCTGATATTCAAATGGACTCGTATTTAAACAGAAGTTATAGCAATATAGTCCTTCTTTCGCGAAAGATTGTGTTCTAGTGTATTTTTCTATATAATCGTAAATACCTCGTGTTTGAACATTCTCGCGATACTCACCGTCCAATAGAATACCCATTGTTTCTAAAATATCATATCGATTATCAACCACAAAGTCCCCCGTATGTGTAATACCAGTATTTGCTTGGTTCGGATTTTGTGAAGGGGTGACACCCTGACTACATGTCAAATTAGACTTAAATGTCAAAATAAGGTCTGATGGTATTGACGAATATGGCCAATTGCTGTAATTCGACCATTCATTTCTCAGATTCACGTCATTTCTTTGTAAATACCACATCCAATTAGCTATCATTCCATTTGAATGTAGCTGGATACGCTTAGCACCAGTTATATTTTCATATTTATATTCAAATACATCTTTTACCAAATATACGTGATCTTCCATTGCAAACGCCTGTGCTTCCTCTTTTGATAAAAAACAATAGGTCGATATTAAATGAATATCCGAGTTCCACGTGTTAATTTTATTCTGATAATTCGCCGCACTTAAGTTCACAGCTGGTGGTGTCTGTAAAAATCGATACATTTGAAAAATATTTTGATTGAAATCAGGTTGAATATAGGGTCGATTATAGATAACATCATACACATCACGTATTTGGAATAATTCTTGGATAGGGCGTAGGGTTATGGTAATATATAATTCATTATATTGAAGAGCAACTAACGGGAATGCGCAGCCAGTATTCAATGTAAACCACGTATTAATAGGTATATATAAATTACGACCTCGTATAGACGGTTCAGCACCTGACGAATTATCCGTGTAAAACGCGGAGGGGTAGCTATTTGCACGATTGAATGCATTGGCTGGATCATTCAATTCTGCAACATTACCGGTCATTCGATTGAACAGTTCCTTTTTCTCGGCTGAAAAATCGCGCTCTACCATTGCAGATAAATAGGCGCCACTATATTTCTGAAGCGTTAATGAACCACACGTTATCAGTACTTCTTCGATCATGAGAGCACCTATGTTTTTAATCCATCGGAATTCATATGGAGCCCATGTATTGTTTGTGCCGTTCTCATAATTTGTATCACTTTCTACGGGATCATGTATCGGACTCCATATATCAGGTAGAGAGACGACTAAATAAGTATCCATTAACAATTCAGCATATCTAGGTATTTTAAATTGAAAAGTAGACGACTCTGTCAACCGTAAATCTCTTAAACCATCATAATCAATACGGAACTTCTGTAGCCCAAAATTACTATATTTAGAATAAGTGACTTTGAAAAATGTTTTACTCGGATTTCCAGTAAGAATAACATTATTATTACCAAGTGCAATGATGTTTAGTAATCCACCAGGCATCTTTTTACTATATATATATTAGCTTTTTTATTTTGTTTTTTACAGGTAGATTTTGTTGACATAATTAAATATATTAGAATACTATACAATGAAGTTTTATAGAAAAGTATTAATTGTCATTATTATTTTACTATTTCTTTATCTATTTTGGAATTTCATAAAAAAACAGGTCAAATGCATATTGAATGGTTCATTTTATGAGAGCTTCGAGTCGAATCCAGTACAAACTAGTGAAGTTAAGGCTATAACTAATTCTAATCCCATCAAAATAAATGATATACCTGCAGCTATATCAGAGCGCCCTATCATCGATTATGTAATCAAAAGTTCTACGAATTCAGCGGTTAGTGGCAATTATGTAAGTACCGATATGATTAAATATGTATTAAGTCGTGGCTGCAGGTTTTTAGATTTGGAAATATTTTTAATAAATGATGATAAAGGAAAACCACAAGCTCAGGTAGCCTATTCGACAGACTCTACATTCAACACCATCGATACAAACAATAGTATTTTATTAGACGATGCTCTATTAGCAATCGTTTCCTATGCTTTTGCTACACCTACACCTAATACGAATGATCCATTGTTTCTACAATTCAGAGTGAAATCAAACGACCCATCTATTTATCCTTTAGTCGCTAAATCAGTCGATTTTCATTTAAAAAATTCATTATATAAGGGAACTGTAACACCTCAAACTCAATTATCTAAATTAATGCGGAAAATAGTTCTTATTATGGACAAATCCATCAATCGAAATTATGCTGACAGTTGTCATTGTAAATCAGAAATAGATAAAACCTGTTACGATTTGACGAAGTATATCAATATAGAATGTGGTAGCACTACACTTTTTACACAACAATATAATGAACTGTTAAACCAGTATGCTATCCAGATCAATGTTTCGGACAATTGCAATCATTGTACTGATGTGAATAATATGCGTATAGTAATGCCAGATGATACAGAAGGGAATCCTACTATAGACACATTTATTACTGATTATGGTTCTCAAATCGTCCCTTATCGATTTTATATATTGGACACAGGATTGAAAGATTACGAGACACTATTTGATAATAATAAGGGTGCGATTATTCCTCTAGCATATGCCATCGATTATATCAAGAAACACAAATAAAACTATGAGTTCTCGAAAAAATCTTTATATATTATAGAAGAATCCTATGAAAAATAATAGATTTACTAGAAAACATAAAGAAAAACATCGACCACGTCGATTTAAATCTGATAAAAGATTTAGACGAACACAAAAGGGTCTAAAATACGAGTCTGAACTCTGTAATAATGAAATGACTTTCCAAGAATGCGAGATGGCTATTCTTCGTCATGCTGTAGACGAAAATGAAGCCGTTAAAGGAAAAAATGTAGTTGATGACGAGGATATTAAAAAAATTCTGAAAATCGTCGAAACATTTATTTACAAGAAAAAGGTAATATGTTATGGTGGCACTGCTATAAATAATATTTTACCAAAAGAGGCTCAGTTTTATAATAGAGAAGTAGAGATTCCCGATTACGATTTCTTTTCTAAACATGCTCTGCATGATGCAAAAGAATTAGCCGATATTTACTATAAAGCAGGTTATAAGGACGTTGAGGCAAAATCGGGTGTGCATAAAGGAACATATAAGGTTTTCGTCAATTTCATACCCATCGCCGATATTACTTATTTAGTTCCCGAACTCTTTGATGCTATTTATAAAGAGGCTATTACGATCGCCGGCGTTCATTATGCGCCACCGAATTATCTTCGTATGTCTATGTTTTTAGAACTATCTAGACCTGCAGGTGATGTATCGCGTTGGGAAAAGGTGTTGAAACGAATTAATTTACTGAACAAATACTATCCATTATCGGTTGTGAAAGAATGTCACAAGGTGGATTTTCAGAGAAGTATAGAAAGTATTGTAAACAAAAATGATCATGAACGTATTTATTATGTAGTGAGAGATACATTAATTAATCAGGGGTGCGTATTTTTCGGTGCGTACGCGTCGTCTCTTTATTCGAAATATATGCCAAAAGAAGAGAAACACCTTTTATCGAAAGAACCCGATTTTGATGTATTACACGAAGACCCTGATAAATGTGCTATGATAGTAAAAGAAGCCCTTATGCGAGAACATTTTACACATATAAGACTAATTAATCACAATGCTATTGGCGAAATTGTGCCAGAATCGGTTGAAATATGTGTAGGTGCAGATACTATTGCATTCATATTCAAACCAATTGCATGTCACAGTTATAATAAAATACATATTGAAGGAAAAGAGATTTTAGTAGCTACAATAGATACTATTTTATCTTTTTACTTGAGTTTCTTGTATACTGATATGCACTTTTTCGATAAAGACCGTCTTATGTGTATGGCCAAATTTTTGTTTGATGTCGAACAACGTAATCGTTTAGCTCAACGAGGATTATTAAAACGTTTTACTACTACTTGCATAGGAAAACAACCCACTATGGAAGAAATGCGTGCAGAAAAAGCTCAAAAATACAAGGAATTGGATAGGAATAGTGATGAATACGAAGAATGGTTTTTGAAATATGTCCCTGCGGATAAGAAGGGTAAACGAACGGTTAAAAAGGTAAAAAATCACCAAAAAAATGAAGAATCTGAAGAAAAATCAGATAAAAAGAATAAAAATGGTTTTTTTGGGTTATGGTAATTCCGTATTTTATTATCTTTTAGTATTATATAATAAAATAAAATGTCTGCGTATTCAAGAGTAAAACCTACTCGAAATGCAACGGTTTCAAGGAGTAGTATGTTCAAATTTCCAGCTATTCCGTCACTTAGACAAATGTTCTCACAAATGACGGAAGAAACAGGTAGGTCGAATGTGGTTAAGGAAGCCAGGAAAGAAGTGAATAACAAAAAGGTTAAATCTAGCCCTCCTCTTAGTCAAACTAGAAAGAGAAAACATAAGAAATTAACACCTGTAGTAGAAGAGAAAGTTAATGCAAAGAAGAATCTCCCACCGTTAAAAGGTACCCGTAAAAATCCATCTGCAGTAGCTATTGGTGGAAAACGTAGAAAATCTTGTCACCGATAGACTTTTAAATCTCTACTAAAAACTCCGTCATTTTATACATAATATAATACGTCGCACTAAACAAAACACTCTTCAACGCCAATCCCATAAAATTAAAATTACCATCATCGTTCAATATCGATAAGAAAGAGAACCTTTTGAATACCAAGTTATTTACCATAGGCAGTTGAAAGAAGAAAAACAAGAACCCGATAAAAATAGGTATTTGAAATTCCGCCAGAATCTGATCCAATCGACTCACGTTCTTTTTTTTCTGCTCATATTCGCGTAAGTTTTTTTCTGTCATATCTTCGTAATCTCTCACGTAATCGGAAGATACAGGAGCCTTCGGTACATAATTCGCCTTTATTTGTTCATCGTGATTATATTCGGTGGTGTCATGCGAAATATCTCTCGAAGGTAGGCGTCGTGGCTGTTGGTTTTGTAGCTGTTGTTGCTGATCTTCTGTTAAATACTGCTGTTGCTGTTGCATTGGAATGGGAATAGATAACTGATTTTGAGGCATCGACGTAACCTGTGGGTTAGGCATGATTGGATTTTGTGCGGAAACGCCGTATGGATTTGGATGAATATTGATGGGACTATAATTAGTTGGCATACTATCACCTGCATGTTGCATTGAATTTTGCACTGGTTGCATAGTAATATTCTCTGGTAGGTCAGAAATACGTGTGGTTGTCGCACTCATTCAAATATATTTGAAACTATACAATCTAAAATGACTAAAGATTGTATAGTTGGACGCATTGAACCGTTTATCTTATCCTTTCAATTTTGATTTTGATAGTTTTTTACCACCACTGTTCATGAAACTACTGATGCCGCTAACAATACCTAGATTTGAGTGTCCGCTTCCATAATTATCGAATAAAAAATAATACGGAAGGTCCAAGTACTAATAATGCTAGAATAATCAATATAAATATAAATATCCAAAGTATTATTGTACCTGCATTTGAACTATTTTTTTTATTTGTTGTCTTTGTTGTCCTTGTTGTATTTGACGTATTTGACGTATTCGTAGTAGCACCTTCTAGAATATAAAAAGGTTTCGCAAAGTGATATGTAGTTACACAAAGAATGGTAGAAATCAATATGGCTATAATTAAAACTCTTTTATTATCGAAGTTTCTAAATAGCTTCATTTATATTATAATGAGATAAATATTTATTCGTATCAAAATAACTTCGCATCAGCTTCTTCCTCTGATTTCTCTCGAATATCTACTACGCGTTTCATAGGGTCGCATTTTTCTGAAACAGTCGAGTATTTATAGCATTTATCGCCATGTTTAAATGTCTTCCCTTCAACCTCGCTTATTATAGGTCCATTAAATACAATACAATTCTTATCTGTACATGCGCGTCTAAATATCGTGGCCAATCCTATTCCCAATAATATAGATACTATATTACGACCAGTTGGTGTATTTAATAATCTTCTGAAGTTCATATTATATATAGTATAATATGAAAAGATTTTTCTAGAATAATTATCCTTTCGTTATCCATGTATAACCGCTACGCTTGTATAACCGCTACGCTTGTATAACCGCTACGCTTGTATAACCGCTACGCTTGTATAACCGCTACGCTTGTATAACCGCTACGCTTGTACAGGTATTTTCGTAATTTCACTATCACTACTTGGGCAAGTGACTTCGGTCTGTTTAAACGAGAAACATGTATCGGTTTTATCCTTGTATTGAAGAACTCCTACATTTTCAGGTGTAGGGTAAACATAGATCTTGCGAGTGTCTGGTAACGTAATATATACAGCAAAAAGTCCGAACGCTAAACTTAACAAAAATAGCGGGATGTTAATATATTTGCTAATACTCATCTGTATACTAAAAGATGTGAAAATAAAAAAATATGATTATTTATTCTTCTTCCCCTTCTTTTTCTTATTTCCTTCGCCGGATTTTTTAGATTGTTCTGCTTTCTTAGCATCTTCTCGCTCCATTTCTTTCAAAATATCAGGGTGGATATAAGATTTCTCTTGACCTTCCTCACCGTCTATTTTGAAAACGAAGTTGTTTGCTGTATTTGTAGGTTGAACCGAAAACTTGGCCTGTGCTTGTGCTTCTTGTTTGGCTCTTAACTTTGCCAACATTTTCTCCTTCATTTCCTGTTGCTTTGTCATTCTGGCCATAGCATTCACGTCTACACGCATGTTTTTACCCAAACCTCCTTGCATATTCTTCGCCATTTCCTTAAACATATCACCAAACTTATCCATTCCACCCATATTCTGCATCATATCGGTGGCTTCCTTCATAATTTCCTCTTTCGAGATTTCGCCACTCTTCATTTTAGCATCTAATTTACCGCCAACTGTTTTTACTAAATCCATAATCTTCTTCGGATTTTTCATGAGTTTCTTGAGAACATCCTCTGTGTTCTTTACATTATCCATGTCTTCGCCTAATAAGTCTTTGAATTCACCGGAAATTTCTTCAGCCATTTCTTGTGCTAATGCACCGATTTTACCATTAAATAATGATTTTAAGTGATCCTGCATATTATCCAAATTAGGCATTGTGAAAGGGGTTTTTGAACCCTGTTCATGGTCTTGGTCCTGGTCCTGGCTTTGGCTACTGTCTTGGTCCATCGTCTCCTTGTTAAAAAAACTACTAATACTTTCCATTGTTTCCTTTAATTTGTCTTGTAACATGGTTTCGTCAATTCCTTCAAACATATTCATGGCATCACCAAATGTGGTTTTGTCCTGAATTCCACTGACGACTGTAAATAATATAAGTTGTATGTATTTCCATAGCGTTTTCTTGGTATTTTCGCTGACACCATCACAAGAGAATAATAGTTTAAACTCAACATTCGGTAAAAACATAGTATTCGTTGTATTATCATGGTGAAAGATCTCATTATTTTGGTTCAATACATCAAAAAAACGTTCAGGATATACTTTCATACAATATTGAAATAAACCATTTAGTTCATCTTCTGAAAGAGCTGGATTTGTCCATTTACTCCATAAATATGCATATTCAGGGAAAGTGGCGGACAAATCGGTAGTAAAATCTACTATAATAGAACGAAAATTCTCAGGAACTTGTATGGATTCCATAATTATTTTTATTATATTACTAAATTATATTTTTTATACGTTTTTTACCATAAATCTTATTATGGTTCTATGATTCTAAAACATGGATTTCAACCTTGACTCATTTCTCTCATCGTATTTAACATGGTAGGTGTAGAATAACAAGTTGTATTATTATTAGTTGCAGTATAGTTATCTAGATCGTCTTCATCTAGTTCCTGTTCCTGTTCCTGTTCCGTTGAATCAATCGAACCATGTCTAGAAATATTATGACGTCGACCATGACGTCTTGAACCGTAATTTAATATAACTGTCTCACAATCGCTATCATACTCATCGACTAACCGATCTGCATCGTCTTCTTCCTCATCGTTATTCAGCGTTGTATTGTATGTTTGTTGGCGTCCCTGTGACGAACATCTCGCCACAGCAAACATCATTCCATATGCCGAGTTCATGGTCTTGTACGTAATATAGATATCATCACAAAGTAGTTTCATCATAGGGTCTTCTAGCAAATTGTGTTCGCGCATATACCCCCGCATTTCTTTAAATAAATCGCGCATTTTTTGTTTGAGTTCTCGTTTTCTCTCACTGTTGAGTTTCTTTTTAGATTCGAATAAACACTCCATCGTACGTTGTCTATAAATATATTTTGTTAAATCTTCAATACTAGAGTGTGTTATTGAACCATCTATTTCTGACATCAAACTAGGTAACGGTAAAACTACGTCGATGATTTCAGGTTCGTCTGCTTGTGTGATATCAACTTGTACTTCAGACGCAGAATACAGAGAACGAATATGATATATTTTTTCTAATTCACTTACTATTACTGATTCAGTAAGTTGCGTTGACCATGTATTCGTCTTCCAATCATATATTTCGCCACCAGCCACTTGAAACACTACATTTCTAAGTGCCGGATACAATAACTGATGGATAATTTCGCCATATACCATAGCTGTATTTTCGATCTTATCAATAAATCTATATTCTGTATTATTTTTCTCTGAGAACTTATGGAAAAGATGCGCATTATGATCCATACCAAAACCGATAAATGTATTACTGAATTCATCTTTGACTAATTCGGCGAGTTGGACTGGATTCGTCATGCCGCTCGTGGGTGAACCGTCGCTCATGAAAATATGGCCTATCTCATGTTCGGGATTCGCCATCCTATAATTCTCAATAAACTCATTTGCTACGACAATAGCATTGCCTATATCCGTATCATTTTCAGCATCGAGAGCATTTATTTTTTCTATAATTTCAGTAACATTGTCTTCATTTATATGTCTAAGGTGTACCAAAGGTTCTACTTTATTATTGAATGTTTGTATTTGAATATAAATATCGGCGTTTTGATTTACTAGAAAACGAATCATATTTTTTAAGGTTGTTTTTACATAAGATAGTTTCGATTTACCGCGATGGGATTCTTCCATAGAACCCGAGTTATCGACATTAAAATATAGAAAACAGGTTTTATTTGTTACAGGGACTTTTGCTACCTTCAGTTTCAAAATACCGAAATGGTTGCCATCATCATTCAATTCAGAATGGAATACAAGTTCGCTATCTTCAATCGCTGAGCACATTATTATATTTTGAAGGGGTATTTGTAATTTTATGCAAAATAGCTTTCTATCATTCAATTTTTTGAAAAAATTATAAAATCACTATATATAGTATGATAAATAACGATAATATTTTTGCTCATGCATTCCATATAGAAAAGCTAAAAACTCATTTTAATAATATTATTACATTGAAACAAGAGGTTTCCAAGATAAAAGTCATAGTTGCTAGTAAATTAGCAGATTTAAAAAAAGTTTATAATGATCTTACCAAAACAAATTGTAAAAAAACATTATTATTTTGTTTGGATTCATTTTATTTTCAATACAAAACATTTACATTAGAGATGGAACATATCGACAGGTTTCGTGCTTTAATGAATAATCGCATGTATTGTGACTACTATAAACTATATAATATTATTTTGGACTTCATTAAAGACAACAAGTCGGATTTAGAAATAAATGAAGAAATTATGAAAACGTATCCTGTTTATAAAGATTTAGAACCTTTCCAAGAATATAAAGTTGAAGATATCAAAGACGTACATGCAAACATATTGGTTTTGATTAATCAGCTTTATGTTAAGACGACGGCAAAAGATAACGATATTGACCACTATAATGAAAATCATAGGGTCGGGTTCTCTATATCGAACTTTTTGAATACACTTTCTTATGAGAACCGACTTCTAAGAGAACAGATTACTCTATATATCAACTATCTTTCGTTCTTCCATATTTCACAGAGAAAACAATTAAATCGGCTGCATACGCGTATGCAAGAATTCTATAAAGAAGTGGATGATAACATAAATATTAATCGTACTTTCTCTATCAACGATATTACAGATGAAGACCGATTACACCAATTCTATGTTATTGGGGAGGATGTCGAAATATCGAATATTTTAGAAGACTCGGAGTTTTTGATGGAAAATAGTGAGAAAGTATTAGATAAAATAGACACTATGTTATCAAAAAATAAAATAGATAGTCCGGTTACTAATAATATAGTATTAGAAGATGTGAATAATGACGAAATTCAAGATGTTCAGAGTAAAGATGATATATAGCTATACACCGAATTTTATTGAAAACAGTAAAATATCTAGTTGTATAATATAGATTATCTATAAAATGGAAATCACATTACGTTTGAACATAAACAAAGGAGACTACTTTAGATTGTCACCTCAAGAAAAGGCCGCATATCTTGTCAAGGATATAAATTCCACCAATCCGGTAGATGCTGCATGGACGAAAGACCTAATTATTGCAGAATTGCGTATAAATGCAAATTCGGAAGGTTGGAGTGACGCGTACAATAAAAAACATCCAAAAGAATATGATGCATACATTACAGATAAAACCAATGAAAACTTGGAATGGTTAAAAAATAAAGGAGTAGATGAGCATAAAAGAATCGATTGGTTAAGAGAGGTAATACGCAAATATGAAGCTGACATGGTAGATGTAAAGAGATCAGAATCGGAATCAGGCTCAGTAGCTACACCACGTAAAAAATTGTTTGGATTGTTCGGTGGTAGACGCTCTCGTCGTAAGTCAAAGTCGTCACGAGGAACACGTAAAAATAAGAGAAGAAACAAGAGATGAGGATAATAGTTACATACACACACAAAAATATATATCACAACTATATATTGTTGAGATGTCTGAAGAGGAAAAGGAGAACTTGATTGAATTAAAGAAAATACATGCAAAACAAGAACATTTAGATAAACAGAGTAGACCAGCCGTAGATAACGCCGATGCAGTTAGCACCGTTCCATCTGGTAATACTGTACATGTAGAATGGTCCCCTGAAAACGAAATGATTATGGTGGAATGGTGTGATGTTGCCCAATGTTATAAATGGTTAAACGCGGAATCGCATGCACGCTATTCTTATATGCATGCCTGGTTCACTATACCTGCTATTGTTCTATCCACGATTAGTGGTACGGCATCTTTCGCACAAACCAGCTTACCGATTGCCTATCAATCTTATTCTCCGATGGCTATCGGTGCAATTAATATTTTTATTGGTATCCTTACCACTGTGCAGCAGTATTTGAAAATATCGGAGTTAAATGAAGCACACCGTGTTTCGGCCATTTCATGGGATAAGTTCGCGCGTAATATACGTATAGAATTGGCGAAAAAACCCGAAGAACGTATGGACGCTGGACATTTCTTAAAACTGAATCGCCAAGAATTCGACCGTTTAATGGAAACGAGTCCTATGGTAGATGCAAAGGTTATCGCCAAATTTAATAAGACGTTCAAAGGTGCCGATAAATCGGTAGAAAGAGAGCGTTTCGATGCATTGAAGAAGCCCGATATATGTAATACCATTATTAGCGCGAATGAAATCCGTCATCAATGGTATCTTAATATCGGAAAATCGACGGATGATTTCGATTTCGAATCGAAAGATGCGATCAATACATCACTTCAGACCAAGCTGAAGGATAAAGACAGTGAGTTGAAACGGACACGAGAAACTATGCGAAAACAGAAAGAAGAAATATTGGCGATAGAGCGAAGTACTAAGGAAGCACAAGAAAAATACATACAAGCATGTATCCCTATCAAAGAATATATCAGTAAATATGTAAAAGAATACGAGCGCAGACCTTTGAGAGATGATATATACAATAATTTGAAGGAAGAAGTTGACCCTGATGTCCTATTGAAATTTTTGAATAGCAATGAATTTACTATGTTGGGTGATAATTTTGTATAGCACATCATTTTATGTAGTCAAAATTAAAATACCTAGTATCGTTATCACTATACCTACTATTTTTCTCGTTGTATATTGTTCTCGAAAAAGTGCGATACCTACTATAAATAAAAGTATCAATGAAAACGATTTTAAAATAATAGTATTTACCGATGGTGTGTTATGTACTTTATCGAATTGTAGTAAAAGTAAAGTTGAACATACTGTTAGCAGGGATACGAAAAAAAGTGCCGCAATTTGTGTGTATGTTAGAGAGCAACAGTTCTCAATTGTTCTATTTAAAAACCGGTTATCAAAGAAATATTCGTAGGTAAAATAGCATGTTGTGATAAGTAGTATAACAAATGTGTTCAAAAATAAAAACTCGTGATTTTCAACGTTTTTCAATACATGTTTTCTAAGATAAGGTTTTAACATATCAAATAATGTAATACCGAAAACATATTGGTACATGTATCGGGGTTGGGATATAATATATATTATATACTAAAGTTTTTAAATACTTAGTATATAATGTCAGCATTTGTGGTTTAAAAATGTAGAATTGTAATTACACACTTGCACATTTGCATGGAACTGCCCCAACTGACTTTATAGTTCAATAAACAAATCTGTCGTTTTTACCGAAAAGAATTCACTGTCATTTTCCCAGAAACAAACGCTTAATTTTTCTTTCAAATGACTGTATTCTCCGAGTGGTATGTTTTTATTCAATAAATAAACTGTATTTTGCGTGAATGTGGCGAATCGTTTTATCAAATGTTGATTATTTTCATCGAGTGGTTCTTTGGAGAACACATGAGTGCTTCCGAACTGTTCGTGGAATATGGGTTCATATATCATAGAATGTTCTCTATTCTGTTCTTCTTCTGATTCATAGAATACATTATCATAACTACTATCAGGCGCTTCTTTGCAAATATATACTACTATGGGTATATCGATTGCGCCGCTGGTTTCATCATTTAAAATGTATTGTAGAATCGGATGCTGTTCAAGTGTTTTTATCATGTTCTCACCGACAGTCAAATCTAATACCTTCTTTTTGTTGACGATTTCATCGACGATTGCGGTTGTCATTGAATTGGCTGGTATAGTTTTATCTTCGACAGTTTCATCTTCATCAGTATGATCAAATACTGCTATAATTATATTATTATCTAATTCGACAAATCCCTTGTATTTATTTCTTGCTTTATCGAATGGTTGAGATGTTAGTGACTCATAGTACTTGGCACATTGTCGGAAGAAGGGGTCATCTGATTCATCTGAATCATCTCCACCAAATAGCTCTTTTTGTTTTTGTTCTTGTTCTAGTTTCTTTTTTTCATCGAGTTCTTGTGTAAGCTGTTGTTCAGGTTCTTGCGTAGGCTGTTGTTCAGGTTCTTGCGTAGGCTGTTGTTCAGCTTGTATAGGTTCTTGCGTAGGCTGTTGTTCAGGTTCTTGCGTAGGCTGTTGTTCAGCTTGTATAGGTTCTAGCGAAGGATGTTGTTCAGGTTCTTGTACAAGCTGTTGCGTTGGTTCTTGCGAAGGCGGTTGTTCAGGTTCTTGTGCAAGCTGTTGCGTTGGTTCTTGCGAAGGCTGTTGTTCAGGTTCTTGTACAAGCTGTTGCGTAGG